TATTCGCCTTCTTTTTCTAACATCCATTTCTTGCCCGTTGCCTTGCTCTTAAGATAGTCGTATGCCTCGACTATGCCAAGCGACAATACAAAGACAACGAACTCTATCTCGCCTATTTCGTTGTCAATCCTTCGCTTTATGCTCATAGTTCCTCACCGTGTCCTTTTCGCGTTGTTCTAATATCTGTGTCGTATTGTACAAATCACTCGCTTATGATTCGTGTTTTGTGTTAATATTTGATAGGTTCGGCCGATGTCACCAATTCAATGTCTTCCATGGCTTCCGGTGAATACTCCCTTTTCTTTTTACGACATCCCCGACCTTGTGTCCAATGAATGCCCCTATCCGCAAAGAGCGTCTTCTTGTCGCCGTTTAAGATGCTTGCTTTTGCGATTCCCCGGGGATTAAACACTATGTTAAACGATCCGTTCTCGCATTTATGGCCAAGTTCGCAGTGAGTGATTAATACTGAGTTCTTGTCCGTCCCGTTGTTTAGATAGAAGACCATTGAGCCGACGACTAACGTTGCTTTGTTCGGGTATTCCTCGAGCGTGTCGTCCATGCCCCAACCGACGGCCTCCTTTTTAGCATATAGTGTTGTGACCGTCCAATCTTCCCACTCGTCAAATACATTTAAACAACGTTGCTGCCTTTGATATGAGCCAAGCGGGCCGATGCTCTTGCCGCCTTCGTCGTAGCCGTTTGGGACTTCTATTTCAACTTCCTCGGTCTTGTCCACTGTCGTCCAATGACTGAAATATGTAAGCGGATCGCGTTTGACCTCTTGCGGAACCTTTTTCTTGACCATGCCCTTCTTGATCTCATGCTTTTTGATCTGCTCGACGAACTTGTCGCGAGTCCAACTCGGATTGTAACCGGGCTTTAAGAGCATGACCTTTACGTCGGCCTTGTCTAAATCGAGCTTCCATTCGTCTTTCCAAACGTCGAAATACTTCTTAAGGAAGTATGTGTATGCTCCGTCACTCATTTTGTCGCCTCTTGTTAAGATAGTCAGTTAGCCATGCCTCGCGCTGACGTAACTTCGCCTTATACTCCGCTTCTGACGCTTCTTGAAGTTCCTTAAAGCCTTGTCTAACCTCGAAGTATTGGTCTACTATGCGCTCGAGTGCTTGCGTTATGTAGATATTCTCCTCTCTTGCGTATTCAACGACCTTATTATAGCGGTCTCTTGTGAGTGTGACGCTCGTATGTTTTACCTTGTGTCGTTGCTTGCCTTCTTGTGCTGATACTTGTCCGGCTGTCATTTATTCGCCTTCTTTTTCTTGCCTTACCCGTTCCGCTTGGTAACAATTATAACAACACGGCTGGATAATGGTATTACCCACCCAATCAGTTAATGAAAGCGTTGTAAATATTTCTTGACCGCATCTAGGACAATTAGTCATTTTATTTCGCCTTCTTTTTCTTTAGACCATAAGCAAACCGTTCTAATGTGTACTCCTTGCTCCTCAAGCCATTCAAGAAGTTCAATAAAAGTCATTTAGCCTCCAAACACTTCTTAATGAGCTTCTCGGCCGCGACTCCTTTGGGAACCATCTCTTTAAAGGCATACTGAGAGAGTCTTGCAGCATAATCGGGCTCGAGCCAAATGGTGACGCGCAAATAACCGTCGTGAACCTTGCGCTCCCTCCAATTGCGCGACTTGTTTGAGTTAGACATTGCTCCACTTGTCATTCAATTAAACCCTCCTCGAGGCGCTTCGCATAGAGTAAGGCCGCGAGCGATACGCCCATAAATAAGAACGCATAGAGCAGCTTTGATGTGACAAAGTAAGCTCCGACTCCAAATGATAAACCACTTATCGCGACGCTTAAAAGATACGTTACGCTCATCTTGTGTTCTCCATAATCACAAACGTTAGAACAGGAACGGCGAATCCAAAGGTCATAAAGACGAGGCCCATGAGGTTTCCCGTATTGAGTATGAGTGAGCCCCCTATGAACATCGAAGCGCCGCCTATTGTTAACGCTATGACCAAGACATGGAGTTCGTCGATTGTCATTCTCTTTAGTCCCTAAGTCCGGCTTTGAGCGTGTATCTGAATTTGCCCGGGCCTCTTACCACTTCAACCTCGCGCCTTTTTCGTAGTCTAATAAGGTTCTGTGAGACGTTGTTTGAGGTCGTACCTATTACTCCGGCGATCTCGTCTTTTGTGAGTGCTCGCCGTGTCGCTTTAAGCACGTTGAAGACTTCCTCTTGGGTCATATTGCCGCCTTCTTAGCGATCCAATCAATCACGGTCGCAATGCCCCACACAAAAACAAACGGGGCCGATAGCAATGCCGCGAGTAATAGTAAACAAGCCTCTTGAAACTTGGTTATCTCGTCCATATTTCAGTCCCCCTTAAACCAATTCTTGATCCGGGTCAATATGCCGAGTTTGTCTCCCGGGTCGTCAAAGACATAAACGACGTCGGGTTTGAACGTAGTCGGAGGAGACCATGTTATTTTGTCCAACTCGCTCTTTTTGATTTGCCCGCTGAGAACCTTTGCCTCATCGGGAGTCAAAGGCTCAAAGCCGATAGACGTCGCTTTGCTCTTTTTAGACGGTTGCACAAAGCGGAACGCTTTATCATCCCAAACAAAATTCCTCAGCTTAAACACGTCTCTAGGATCAAGCGGCAAGCCAAGGTCTTTAATCAAGTAGTCGGCCATATTTTTCTTGGCCCTCTTGATAAGATCGACGTTCTTAATCGACGGGGCCATTCCATCAAATAGAGGGTAGACAATATTTGTCGAGACGCCCATCTTTGCCCGAACCGTGTCGACTGAGATCCCTCGGGCTGCAAGAGCAGCTCTCGCGGGCGTTAGGCGGATCGTTTGCCCCTTCTTTTTGTTTTGATCGTTATGGAGCGATGTGACCATTCGCTTCGCCAAAGTCGTGCTGCTTAGCTTCTTGCCTTTTGATGCCCTATGCCCGGGGATCTTAACCGCCGACTCTTTAGGCACTATCGTCGTTATCGGGAAGCTTTCGTCGTATGCTTCCGATTCATCGACCGCCTTAAATGCTGGTTGCTTCATAGACTCTCTAAGCTTATAGACTGTGTCATCGAGACGCATCCAAAAGATTCCTCGGGGTATTCCGGCCTTTGAGTAAAAGACCTTGCATGCTGCTTCGACCACTTCGGGAGATCCGAGCCGGTAAGCGTCGGCGAGTGCGTCGGGGCCGAACATGAGGAGGTTCATAATAAGCCCCTCGGGAGCCCTTGCTTCTCGGCATAGCTCCCCGACCTCAACGCCGTATTTGTCTAATATATATCCTCCGACGAACTCCGTCGGGATCTTGTTCTCTATTATATCAACCATTATTTCACCTCAATAGTGCGGCCGTTAGTTCGACCTCTGTTCTTACGTCGTGTCTTCTCTGCTCGAGCCGGGTTCGCTTCGCCTTCTTGATCTCAATTCCCAAGAGCGTGTCGAGGAGCGTGTTCTTGATAGTTGAATAGTCGATCTCGTCCTCTAACTCGATAAGTGTCTCGGCGTTTTGTGCGTCAATGTTAGGATAGCGGGCTCTCCCCGTCTCCTTGTTCATGGCCGTTGATACGCCGACCCGGATCGTCGCCTCTTTAAGTGCGATTTGATCCTTGAACTCGCTTGCGAGAAGATCGTCCCGAGCTATGTCCTCGGACAACTTTAAAATCTCGTCCGCTGCGTCGTCTAATTCCTTGCGTTTGGCCGCTATAATCGGCCCCGCGAGTGTGTCGTCCATGTCCTCACCTCGGAGCTTTTACGAGCCCCTTTAAGATCGTTCGGCTAATAAAACAAAAGCCGACGTCTTGTTTGTTTTTGCGAATTATCACTTGAATCCGGTCGTCGTCTTCCATCGTTGTGACGAACACAAAGTCGTATTCGTCGAGTCCTATTGTGTCTTCAAATGTCAATTTCCCCACCCCTTATTCATCTCGATTCTCTCGAGTCGTGCTTCGATTTCGTCTATCAAGTCCAATAGGTATTTCGTATCTGCTTCGCTCGTTTGAGCAACTTGAGCAACCCTATCCATAATTCTTTCACCTCCTTAACGTTTCAAACCCTCAAAGATTAAAGAGCCTCGCAGCTCTCGCGATAGGAATATCTTGACGGTTATCGGGCTCTCCTCTTTTTTAAATACTAAGTTAGCGGGCTCAAAGATTGTCGTGTCCAAAAAGGTAGACTTAAACCCGTTGTCCTCGAGCATGTCCTTGATCTTGACAAGCAGTTGTCGGTCTTGCTTATATGGTTCGATTCTCAGTTGTTCTATTTCGTCGTTGAGTGTCATGATTCCTCCAATAATTCCAAAAACTTGCGTGTGTTAACCATGATTCTCTTGCGTCCGGGGCCGGTGACATGCACGATCGGGAGTCGGCCGTCTCTTGCCATCTTATAGGCTTCGTTCCTTGAGACCCCGATAAGAGCCCCGGCGTCGGGGACACTGATAAACATAGGCAACTCATAGAGAGCTAAAAAGTCGTGTATGACGTCGAGTCTAATCTCGTCGCCCGTGATTTTTCTCTCTTTTAAATACTCTGAAAAATGCTTTTTCATGCTGCTCATTGAGCAACCTCCTCCAATTCTTTAATGCGTCGGGGTGCGAGCAGTAACGGCCATGATTGATGTTAGTCGAGCCCCACTCACAAATAGAGCATAATTCAATCGGGACGTAACAGTCCAAAGACTCGCCAAACTTGCCGACGCATATCGTCCCAAACGAGAGCGGGCCGGTCGGCTCTGTGATGTCGAGGCTCCGCTTGTATTGCTTAATAGCGGCCATAAGTCAGCTCGAATAAGACGTCGTCTATTGTGGTCTTGCGTCCGCTCGCGATCTCTGTGTCTTCACGTATCTTCTCGAGCTTCTCATAGTTCTCCCGGGAGATTTCAATAAGACCTCTCTTTTGAACTGAGTCGCCGTCGGATAGTTCAACGAATACTTTTGCCATAAGTCTTTCACCTCACCTATAATAGTCTTCTATGTATATATTAGTAACGTTATGTCTCCCGTTCCCTAATATGCAAGCATTCCAATACGCCGTCGCGATCGACGACGTTAGTGTAACGGGGGCAATCCTCGCAGAAGCGCCCCGTTACGTCGCGTCCGTACCATGTGCAATACATTTAAAACACGTCCTCGGGGCCGTATGCCATCTCGACAAATTTGGCGTCGGCCGCGTCCTGAGCGGCTCGGAATGATTCATCCGCCGACTCACAACGAGCGGAGCAATATTCCTCAGAGTAATAGCCGCCGTCGTCGTAGTCCTCATCGGGGTCAAACGTGCGGCCGCAGTATTCACACTCTTTTAAAAACTTAGCCATTTTTCATCACCTCAATAAAAAAGGGAGCCTTGGCCCCCTTAGAACTTCTCCGGGTGCTTCGTCGGGCATCCGTCGCAGTGTGCCATGCTGAGTGAGCAACCGTGACACTCCTCATGCTCGCAGTGGTTAAAGGTCGTCTCGTCGGGGAGTTTATTGTCGACTAAGACCGTTCTAAGCTCCTCGATTGCGCTTCGGTTGCGGACGCGCTCGCAGTCTTCACAGATAAAAAAGACGTATCCGCTGTCAAGACGGTCGTGATTAAGAGTCTTTGCGTCGCACCTTATACAAGTCCCAAGATTTTGAGTCATTTTTTGTTCACCACTCCCGGGCCGGGTTGCCCCGTCCCGCTTGTCTAATACTATACATGCACCCTTCAGTATATAAGTGTATGTATTGTATGTATTCAATAGTGGAAAAAAAGAGAGGTTTGATTAACCCCTTTTGCTATCCATTCCGTCGAGTAATTTTTGCTTGATCTGTTCGATGTCCCCGATTATTGCAGTCATTGGAGTCCCGTCCCTTAACGTGACGTTACTATGCAACGACTCACGAGCAACGGTCTCGATCCCGTATGCTTTGCGAATTAAGCGCCTATTGTCTATGACGATCTTATCTCTAAGATCCGGGACATAATACTCGACGCCGTCATTATAGAACGGTTGCATGCCCCATTCGGCATAGAAGTCCCGATATGCAACCTCAAGGAGTGCGGCGTGATCGGGGCCGTTCATCTTCCCTCGGTCATAACGATACGCCATATAGTCTCGGAACTTATCGCGCCAATATGTTAAACATTGGTACGTCTTTGACCATTCCTTCTCACTCAGTCTAAGGTCGGCCTTTAAAGAGGCTTTATTGAAAAATGTTCCGGCGTGTTTATCCAACCAACGCTTTAAAACACGACATTGCGGTTTCCAATGAACTGTCGGCTTTTTTACCTTGGGTGCGACATCCATCAGAGAACCCCCATCTCGTTAAGAACCTCCTCGGACGCTTTATATACCTTCCAAACGAGGTTCACGCATGCCTTTTGTTTTGATTCGTCCTTCATGTTCTTGAGGACGTCGACTCTGAACGAACTCCAAACGCGAGAGTATGTGTCTTGATAGTCTTTGAGCAATCGACTCTCCGACGTGAACTCCTCGAATTCTTGCACCCCTTTGGTGACAACGATGTCCTCGACCCCTTGTCCTTGGAGCTTCCGACGTTTTAAAGCGTCCCGAGTCTCGGCCTTTTGCTCTTGTTTGATTGTCTTGAACTCATCAATAATTTCCTTTGCTGATTTATCTCCGTGATCCTTCTCGGCGATTATGTTCTTTAGTTCTCGCATCTCGTCCCATGTTATGTTCCCTTCTTGCCGTTGCATGAGTAGTTCGTTGCGAGCGTCGGGGTCTGATTCTTTGAGTATGTGTGTTTCGCTTAAATCAATCGCTGAGACATTTTCGATTCCCTCATCCTGTAGTGCGGCCCTTTCTCCTTTTGCCGAAATAAACCGCTTAAGAGTCTGAATATTAATTCCTGTCGCTTTTGCCATGTCTCTCTGTGTCTCATATCGGCCGGTCTCGCTCCCTTCAATCCACAACTCATAAAGAGCGTCTTCCTTCTCACGGTCGCTTAAATCGACCCGTTGCATTTGTGCGGTTAGTCGTATCTCGGCGGCCGTTGGTTCGTCGACGTCATAGATTCGAGCGACGATGGTTGCCGCACCGTTGCCCCTTAAAGACCTCCAACGTCTCTCGCCGTCTATGATCTCAAGACCTTCCTTGCGGACAAGGATCGGCTCAAGGATCGCGTGTTGTTTGATCGAGTCCCTTAATATATCGAGTTGCTCTTTGTCGAATGTTTTTCTCGGGTTGTGTGTTGACGGCTTAACGTCGTCGATCGGCAACTCGACTGTCTCATATATTGCTTGTGTCATACTTCTTTCACCTTATCCAAAAGTTCCCGGATGATCGCGTCGTAAGTATCCCCCTTGGAGCCACGCTTCTTAAGAAGTTCCCGGGTCTCTACATTTATTGGAATGTTTGTTATGGATTCCATAGCTACCACTATATACCCAATCCTTCAAAAAGGTTGGTGACAATCAAAACTGTCGAAGGCAATGCAAGCAATACTCAAGATTAAGGACGCCCTCATCCTTGAGCAGTCGGGGATATTTCTCGGCGAGATCCTTCGGAGAGAACCCTTTGACGCCGTTGTCATAAGCATACTTAACATGATGCCAAGGGGCGAGATAGACCTCGTTAGTGTGTCCTTGGCCGCGTCGTATCTCGGCTGCAAGGATTCCGAAGCGTTGTCCCTTCTCCAAGAACTCAGAGATCCGGTCTATTTGATGCACTCCTTTCTTGTCGACCGTCCATGAACTAAAATAGAACTTCTTGGTCTTCTTGGGATCAATCGACTTACACTCAATAGCGAGATAGAACGCCCGGCTCCCGTGATCGACAAGGACGTCGACGTATTGCGTATAAAAGTGGCTTTGCTTGAGTCGGAACGCTATCCCGGGTTGTTGCGTGTCTTTAAAATAGTCGTTGATACGACCGACGAGGGTCGTCTCCCAAGGAGATGTCCCGGGCATGATTATTCAATAGGGATCTCTCGGTCGGGTTTGCCGTCTTTAAAGCTGACGTGAACGGTCTTAAATGCCCTGCTTTGCGGCCCGCAATTCCCGCAATGACTCTCGATCATCTTCTCGAGATTTTTGACTTTAGCTTCGAGCAAGTCAAGCCGCCAGTGATTTGACATAGATTTGACCACGTCATCGTATTCGTCTTCTTTGCGACTCATTCTTTCCTCCTATGACAGTCCGCACAACGGTTCGACGCTATATCAATCAACGTCTCGCAGCCGCAAAAGTGACAATAGCCGGGCTTAAAGAACTTGATCGGGCCGTCCGCTGAACCGTCCCCTCTGTCTCCGTCTTTCATTCTCTCCTCGCTCCTCTTTTGGAGAAGTCACCTAAGAACTCTTTGCAGCCGATCTCATGCAAGCAAGCCTCGCAAAGCCATTCGCCCTCGTACCAATGAATCCCGTCCATAGCGGGATATTCGGGGCAACGACAATCGTCTAAAGGCTTTTTGCATTTCTCGCAGCCTTGCGGCATGATGATTTGAAACTCGTCTTTAGGGAAATTACACTCGGTTTTATTCATTAGAACCCTCCTCGGGCTGTTCAAAAAACATAGTACATTCACAATTTATAACGTTCTCGGGACTCGCTGAATCGTCTCCCGGTTCCTCCATGTCCTCGCCGTCTATGTTGAACGGTTCGCCTTGCGGGACTGATTGCCCGTCAGCGTCCATGTGAGATTGACGTGAGTTTATAGACATAGTGCAAGACCAAACCTTGTTTAATTCTGGAGAGATTTGTTGCGCTTCTGAGAGCATGGCCGTATTCATTGCCCCGTTTACTTCTGTCCTTGAGATTGCCTCTCCACGCCCGGGCCAAAGTTCGTCGAGATGCTCCTCGATCCGTTGCCCTATCTCATAGTGAGTCGCGCCTTCGTCATGCCCGGCGAGCATAACTCTCTTGATTTGTTCGTAAGTTGTATCAGTTACCCCTTTAACCTTGTTCGCTCTTGCGGTGATTTTCTGCTCAACGATTTGATCCCAAGAAGACCCGGCGGACGCTGCTTCCAAAGCCCCGTCTTTGCGTTGCGGGCCATAGAGAGTCACTCCGGTCAACGAACGCATAAAGTCTTTGCCCGTTATGAGGTCATTGACTACTTGCGACGCCTCTTTTCCTGTTGTTTTCCATACGGTTCTTAATACACTCGCCCAATAGACGCGGGACGGGCCTTCAAAGTAAGTTTTGATATGTTTTAAAGCGGCCTCAGAGTCGGAGGTTGCCCGCATGATCTGTCGGACGTGTGCTTTATCAAACTTGGCCGCCTTGCTAAGTTGATTAAACGCGATCCTCGCCCATAGCTTCCTATGAGCAGCCATTGCTATCGCGAACTTATGCCGTCGATCGTCCCGTTTCGTCATGCCTCATCCGATATTTGTGATATTCCGCGCATTCCTCGAGAGTCTTATCCCCCGGCCCGTAATTCGCACACGTCTCGGGTTTGACTTCATGGATAGCACATTGCCCCATTTGCCAAAAAGGACATGGATTTGCGGGAGTTATTGCTTCCATCTCCCGGTCGTTTGCGACGTATCGAGGCTTCCAAAGGTAACGCTCACGGAAGTCCGCCTCTGTCATGTCGAGATATGCCGCTATACGGGCGGCCTCGCCCGTCCTAAGTGGAGTTAGAGAGTATGCTGTACAACAAACTCCATAGCATTCTTGACACTCTTTAAACTCGGTCACTCTATCCCCCGGTTAAGATTCGTTCAATGTAGTAGTTAACAAACTTCTCGCACCACCCGACGCCATCGCATTCCCTGTCTATCTCGCATGACGCGGGAGTGATAAAGTGCTTGCATAAATGACAATCTCGCTTATTCGGCTTGATTCGACTAACACGCTCACCTCCCTATAAGTGTAAATAACCAATTATAAAATAATGGTCGAATAGAATGCCGACAATAAACGCAAATGACAAGAGAACAATCGCTACTTTCGAGCCTTCCTGCTCCTCTTTAGGGTCGCCCCATTCCTCAGAGATCCTATTTGTCATATCTTCTCTCATTCGTAACCCTCCTCCATATAGACTCGTTCCCCTTCTTATAGCACTCGATTCGTTCCTCTTGTGTTAAGCCGGGCTTCTTGCCCTCTGTCTCAAAGGTATATGCGGCCCGCTTCCTTATGAAGTGCATCCAAGGTTGCGGATCTTTCCAATGCTTCGGCTCGAATTGACCGACGATCTCGGAGATTATTATGTTGAGTGGATAGCGACAAACCTGATGTATCTCCACGCCATAGCCGTCGGGCTTTTTCCATATAAGCGGGTACCATCGACAGCCGTTCGGCCGAACCGGGTATATTTGACAACGCCCGTCGACTAAGAACTCACAAGGGTCGACGTTCCTTAGAATCCAAGGCTCGGGTTTGCCTTTGGTCTTCTCATAGAACCACTCACGGAACTCCCCGGACGTCGGCCTTAAATGCTTTTTCGCACACTTTTTCCACGGCATGCCGAGATACTTAGCTATTGCCCGAAGGTCGCCGTTCCCGACGCTGATATAGTTGCTCTCAAGACAACACGTCGCGGGACAATCTGAACAGAGGAGGTTATTGATTGAACCCGGCCCGCCGTCAATGACGACGTCGGCTATGACATACTCGGGAGGCCCGTCCTTGGAGAGGTCGTCGATAAGACGATCAATCGCCTCCAATAGAGCGGGCTCCTCGGGAGTCTTAAAATATGCCGCCGCGTTGTCCCTAAGTATCTGCTTATATAACTCGCGATCACTGAGCCAAAGCGCCGAGAAGTTGATCCCCTCGGCGGTCTCGTTGTCGATCATTTTCTCGCGAGTTCAATTAAACAATCGACGACTTGACCGAACGTTACGGTCTTGTCTTGTGCTCTGGTCGCTTGGTACTTCAGTTGTTTAATCAGCGTATAAGTCGCGTCCGATATGGTGATCGATTTGCTCATGCTGTTAGCCACTCCTTAATCTTTTGACATAATGTCTTAGGAGTCGGATCGGGAGTCGGCGGGAGCGGCGGATTCAAGTCTTCCTCCTCGGCTATGAGCTGACAATCGTCGACAAGTTCCTTATTCCAATACCAATAGGGGAGCCTTCCGTAACCGTTTTCCCCCCATGTCTCGCCCCAAGAGTTCTTGATTGTTACATAGGCCCCGGCGTCGTTAAAGCCGCATGCCTCGACGGCGTGACCTCCCGCAACCTTGTCGGTCGTGAGGTTTGGAATTGGAATCAAACCTCCGGGGCCGGGATTAAATACGGACGGAGCGTTGTCGTCGTTCGGATTATAGAAGCACGTGAACCCGATCATGACGGGCATTTGCACGACTCCGAGAGCCGCCTTGAGGTCGGTCAATCCGTTGACGCCATAATAATTCGTGACTTGCTGCTTCATGGCCGCTGCTTTGACGTCGGCGTTCGGCTCCTCGTCTATTCGGCTCGGATTCCAAGGGAATAAAGCACTCGGAGCAACCCCCTCATCGGCCATGACCTTGGCTGTCGCTCTCAGCGTTGACCCTTCGTCGCCCGTGATGCCCTCGAGATCCCGGCTCTCTTTGTAAATAAAACGCACCGACGCCGGAGTGAAGCTCCCGTGCTTAGCCTTTTGATGCCACTCAAACAGAGACGCCGCCGCTTGCCCGGTGCATGAGGACGTCGGGCCTTGGTCTTTTATTGGGGAACCGCCCGCCCTTAGATCCGCACTCGTCGGGATAGCCGCGAGTTGTTCGGGCCTTGCCGTAAATTTATAATCTTTTGGGTCGGGAAGTTGCTTCCTCCACCCTAAACCTTTTCGTTCTATAATCTTCTCCTCCTTGATTCTTTAAGTCGTCTATTCCACTCGCGAAGCTCCCTCATTTGTTTGGAGAATTCCTTTATATGTTGTTCGTCCTTGGGAACTTCGACCTTTTTAGGCGGGATATTTACGACCTCAAACCGCCATTTTGTTTTTTGTTGTATGCTATCACCTCACCATATAAGCGGGACACTCCCGCCTTGTAAGTCCTCCGCAATCCAAGCAGCGAGTCCGATTGCCGAAGCAATATCGTCATGCTCGCCAATTTTCATAGCGCCGAACTGATCGTGTCCGGCCGCTGTGATCTTCCTCTCGTATGTCATGAGTTCCCTCTCTAGTTCGTCGACTGTATTTTTTAAGTCGGGAGCTACCCATAAGCGCCGCGACTCAAACAACGCGATCAATGTCGACGCCATTTGTGGCTTTGGGAGACTGACGTTCCTTTGGTCTTGCCATTTAGGACGGAGCCCCCCGGTAAGTGTAACGCGATAAATGTCGGCGCTTGGAATAAGCTCGATAACCTGATCGGCGACGGCCGTTCCGACGCCCCCCTCATCTATGACGTAGTAAACATAATTGACGTGCGGATGTTTGAGGAGCTGCTTATTGATCTTGCGGAGCAGCCTCGCGACAATAGGATAAGGGGTCTCGAGCGGGAGCCGGTCGATCTTTGAAATATGATAAACGAACCGGGTTTGATCTTCCTCGGGATTGATCGGTAAGAAGGGACACAAGAAGACGATCGCCGTATAGTCGGACTTTTTGCCAAGGTCAACGCCGACAAAGATGCTTTTGTTATAGTTCCCGTATTCGGTCGTCCTCCATTCGGTCGACTTCTCCATGAGTTCGTCGTCCCGGGCCTTTTTCCTAGGAGCGTCAAGGTCGTCATAGAGCGCCTCGACGTCAAACGGATCGCCCGGCATCCAAGACAATCTCGGCATTAAGAAGCGTCCCCTCTAAACGGCTTCCATTGCGGACACTCGCCGAGCATGTCTTTTAATTCGGGGCGTTCCTCCCCTGCCATGCATATATAAGACTCATCAAGGAGTCGGAGATTCCCGCATGTTATACAATTTTTGACGGATTGATTTGATTGATTTATCATAGGTCATCAAGACTCATGTCTATATCTAACACTTTAAGCTCGGGATGATTGAGAGCCGCCTTAATATCCTCTGCTCTAAAGACGCTTGTTATGCCTTCGGCGAATTCGTTGTAATATTCTTGCCTAAAGAACCAACCGACCATAGTCATCTTCTCATCCCAAATAAACGCTTTTGTGAACCTCGGGACTTGGTCGGCGTTAATCTCGATCTTGAGCCAGCCTTCCTTATTCGCCCACGTGTCATAGAAAAAGCCTTGCTTCCCGTGAGGGGTCGATAGCAAGATGATCCGGCCCTCGCTGACGGCGAGCATTGGTCTCGCGGCGTGATAGGACTCGTCGGGGACTTGCGAAGCCTCGTCGACGATAAGGAGAGAGACGTTTGAGAACCCTCGAATAGAGTCGGGAGCCTTGCCCGTAAGTGTGACCACCCGAGACCCGTTCGATAGTTCTAATCGGTGAACGGACTCCGTTATACTTATCACCGGGCGGGCGACTCGTTTATAGTAGTCGTGAACCTTGCGGAATGTCTCGCCCGCTTGCTGTAACGTGTGCGAGATTATTATTACCATTGACCCGGGCGTGTAGAGTGCATGCGTGATAGCGATAATCGAAGCCATTGCACTCTTGCCCGATTGTCGGCAACAATTCAAGATCACGCGGTTGCTGTCAGAGTTGAGGACTTCCTCTTGCCACGGGTCTAAGTTCGGGAACCCGACCGCCCGGGCGAAGTGAACCGGACTCTTGCTTAGTGCGACTAAGTCCTCGAGAGTCGGGTTGTCTATCCTCGGCGTTTGTGGAGGTATTGCCCCTATATCTTTAATTGCCACGCTCATACAACATCTTGTCTATTATACGGCCTTGGAGAACCTTGTCGTCCCCCGCGACCTCTTGTATCGTCGAATATATCCGGTCGATGTGTTCTTGTATCTGTATCTTGACCGGCTCTTTGTGTATGCGTCCGAGTTCTTGGTTCGCTGTAAGCCGCTTAAACTTAATATCCTTGAGTTGTGCGAGTGCTGCAATGCGGGACTTATCGTCGGGAGAGTTGAGCGCTATTTCCCAAAGGGTCTTCTCGATCTCGCGAATCTCTTGGAGGTAGTCTTGAACTATGAATTCCTCCTCGAATTCGATAAGGACATAGTCGCCCCAAGTCCCCCGGTCTTTCCAATCGTGATAGAGTCGGTTGTCGGTGACTCCGTACTTCGCCGATATAGACCGGACGACGTCGCATAGGTCTTCTCCTTGAGACATGCGCGTATAGAACTCGCGTCGCCTATTGTCTAATTTCGCTTGTGGCTTTACGTTTGCCATGTGTGTTCACCTCCTCCTTTATCCAATAAACATAAGTTCGGGTTCGATTATAAGACTCTCGTCGCTCTATGCAACCTTTTTTTAAGAGTCGCCGGAGCTGGTCTTGAACCTTTGTGATCTCATGCCCGTATGTTATCGCGATTTGCTGAGCAGTCAACGGTCGATCCGCACTTCGTAGAGCATGATATATCTCCGGCTGTGTCATATTGTCCTCTCATCGATGTCTCTGACCATCTTATCCCGTATTAAGGCATCAAGGCCCGGGTTGCTTGGGTCGCGTGACTCGAGGTCTTGCGGGTGCTGACAAAAGGGACAAAGGATTCTCACCGTTCCTTCGTCGACAAACGTTAAGTTTTGGAGTAATAGGATCGGCTTCCCGCAACTGCGACACTTTATCGCGGTTCTTGAGGCCATGTTTAGGGTGCTAATAATCCGCTCAAGGTCGCCCACGCCGAGAACTTCCCGGTCGTCGGGTCAACTGACTTATACCATTGAGCCCCGTCGCTTCCTCGGACAAAGACAAAGACCGTTCCGTCGGGTGCTTTTGTTTGCTGAGGAGCGCCCGTCGCAATTCCGCCGATGCTTGTCCAAGCGGGCGTCCATTTACCATTGACCAGCCCTTTAACATATACGGCCGAGTTCGTTCCTCTAACAAACGTATAAGCATCGGCTTTGAGAATGACGTCTTGTGGAGGCGGCGGAGGCGGAGGCGGAGGTGTAACAGCCGCCCAAGGAGTGTCGGTTCTGAATCCGTATTTTGCTTTAATTGCTTTGACTATGTCTATCCATGGAGAGCTAAAGACCTTCATGACCGTGTCATTGAGCCCGCACCATAATAAGACCTCTTGAACGTTCCCAACTTTGTCGATATAGTTTAAGAGTGCATTGATGTCCGTCTCGAGGTCGGCCGCATACATCATGAGCGTGATTCCAAACCTCGGCGAGTTCTGTTTGGCGATCGCTGCGCTCGCGTAATAGTCATTGATCGCCCACTTGTGATAAGATTCCAAAAGGTTCGCATAGTGCGAGTCGGTCGCGTGATTATATTGTCCCGCGTACATATTGGCCCCGTTCTCGGAACCATAGTTCAAAAAAGGAGCGACCGAGCGTATTACATCGACTTGGCCCCGCCCCAAACCCTCACTTGAGAAGTACTGCCAACCCGCGTTCTTTTGTGCTTGAAGTTGCGGCTTTGCCCATGAGATGTCGACGTTCGGGTTCATTCCCGTATTAACCCATAAGGGAACCTCAATATCTGATGTCGCCGTCATACCAAATTTTTTAATAGCTGCGAGTTCGGCCGCATGCACGTTTAAATCGGGCATGACCGCTTGAACGTCTCTCGCGCCTAAGTCAAAAAGAGCCTTGCAGTTTGCTTCGTTGACGCTCCACGCACCGCCTCCGACCCCCAACCATATCGCCATAGATAGCCTCCGCTTTTTGTTATATACCTAATGGTAATACCCTAATAGTAATATACTAAAAGGAGAACATAGGTGAGGGTCGACAGAGATAGGACGTAAAACAAGCCGTTGATTGGTGAAAGAATTATGGCTTTTGCTCCGTCGACATGCTATATTGGGTATGCTCACTGTTATATAACTACTCACCTCGTCCAACCGGGTTTAAATATGAAGCCTCTAAGGCATATAATTTTCGTTAAAAGTGGAGGAGAAGGGAGTTGAACCCTTGTCTCTTGAACCGCCGGGCATGCCCACGCACCCGCGTCGACCCGCGCTGTGTACGCTGCAACGTTTGATCTGTTCATTAAACCACAGATGAGCATGCCTTCGCCAAGAATCGTTCCGCTAGACCACTCCTCCAAAGAAAAAAGACGCCGTGAAGCGCCTTACTGTTTGCTCCTTTGTTTGAATCTCGATTGCTTCGGGCAGTCGCACTCGTTACACTCTCCAATAACGCCCGCGTTGTCGCAGTCGCTATATACCGGGCAATTATTCGTGTGCTCGGTTATCCGCATTATTATCTCGAGTGCGGAGAGTTGTGTTGAAGCGTTCTCCATTAGCTTATCCCGGGTAGCCCGCTCGCCTATTATAGTCCTTTGCGGCCATGTAAGACCACACGGCGCTTATTATCCAAAAGACGGGCGCTAAAAGGAATCCCGTAAACACTGAGCCTATTATGGTCGCGATTATAAGACCGAGACCAGCCCACCATTTACCGACGTAGAATAAGCCCACGCCCACTATGAGCAAACCTAGAATAGCCGCTAAGACCGGGCTCTTTCGAGACGGCCCCCCCGTTACGTTTATTGTTTGTTGCATTGGTTGTTCGTTCATGTTCTTTCACCTCCTATAATCCAAAAGTCCCTAATCTAAAAAATAAGATTAGAATCATCACGGCGAGCAATAGGTTCGTTACCACTAAGGCGAATTGCGCTGTGTCGTTTAAACTCCAAAGGGTTCGCCCTTTTAGTCGTAAGATGGGCTTTATGCCTTTGAGCATTTGAATCGCGTTATCATACGCTGCTCCGTCATCAATAACGACGTTGATGTTGCCCGCATTGCTGTTTAGTCGGAAGGTCGCATGACTGAGAACCTCCTCGTCGCAGTCGTCGCAACCTCCGTGTCGGCATTCCTCTATGCTTTCTGTGTCTTCCATGATCCACTCCTTTACAGTTTGCTTATTCCAAAGAATAAGAGATATGTCCCGGCCGCCGATAATACGACGACCCAATACTTCAAGAATAGACGCGCCTCCTCGGGCGTGAAGATCCTTGCCATTAATTGCTTTGCCATAATTCTTTCACCTTACCTCGTTTTTAATTCGATTCACATTCCTCTATTTGAATACTACTTGATTTTCCTCGTCGTATTGTTCCATCGCTTCTATCAACAGAAGGATAACATCACCTATTGCCATCCTTTGTCCTGTCTCATTTTGTATTTGTCCTGCTCTCTTTGTTAGCCATGTATGTGCTTTTCTAGGTATGCTTACTTGCACATGTTTGTCTAGCCATTCTTTGCTTGCGTATCCCATAGTGTTACCTCTTGTTAAGGAACCGTCCAGCTTGTTCGCTATATTCTAGTGTATCCTCTGACGTAGCCCCTTCTCTTGTTGTTAAGTCGCGACCGCATCGAGGACACGCGACAAACATGCTGCCGATTGGTCCCTTACATTTCGGACATTTGCCTAACTCCTGATCGACTATTGAACAGTCAGTGGATTTAGCTAGGAGTGCTTTTGCGTCACTTAGCAGCTCTGCCGTCGAGATTTGTAGCGGCAAATCTTCTCGTAGATTATCCGCAACTCTGATCACTCGATTAAGCCCCTTAGCTTGCTTCGCTATTTTAAGCGTGTCTAGTTCTCCTTTATGTGTCCACTCTGGAACCTGATACAGCGATGTTTCGGGATCGCATTGTCGTGGGCGCTGTCTGTACCTATTATAGAATCTTTCGATTAACTGATAATACGCGATTTCTGGCAGTTCGCCCCCGTATTGCTCCTTTCTGTATTCTACCTCATTGTTGAAGTGCTTAAACCAAAAGCTGATCCTGTGCCATAAGTTAGGCCATTCATCGGCCTTAACATCGCACTCCTTACAGAGCTGTTCACGGCTAAGTTTATCAAACGCATCGTGATGCTTTTCCATCTTTTCAAGCTTCACATCATAGCGGTTTTTCTTCTTAACCGTGTTTACCCGCGGCTCTTTTGGTTTGGAGTGTATGTCGTATCTCACCTTTTTCATGTTAGTTCACCCCATCCTTGCTCATTAAGAACGCTTTGGCAAATTCCTTTTATCCTACTCACATAAGTAAGACATTGGTCTTTTTTCTCGACATTTTGCATGCGATCTATGTTCTCAGTACGGACTTTTGCCAGCACTAATGCGTGTAGGTCAAAAAACTTATCGACCATCTCACTATCATATTTGAGATCGTTTAGATGCTCCATGTCTTCTTCATCTGGCCCTGCCTCATCTACGTCTTCATCGGTCGCTTCTTCTTCCGATGCTTCAGGTTCAGTTTCAGACTCTGGTTCGGGTTTAGGTTCTTGCTTCTGTGTTTTTCTCTTGCTTCTGCTGTGTGCTATTTTTTCTACTGTGTCTCCCTCTAGTTCAACTGCCTCTTTAACGAGTTCGCGCAGGCGTTCTGCTGACACCATCTCGGTTGCGCGAGCGTGTAGGTATGCCTCATATACGTGTGGCTTTGTGTCTTTAATTGGCCGAAGTGTTTGAAGGTCGAAAGCCGAAACTTCTAACAAATCAGATTTCGCGTCGCGCGAAATTTCGTCGTCGTGTTCAGAGAACCGCTCTTTTCCAGCTTTAATAAATCTACTTATCGTGCTGTTTGAGAAGCCGGTCATCGGCACTAAATCTTCTGCAATAAGCTTTGGGTTTACTTTTTTCTTGGCTAACCAATAGAAGTAAACTGCGTTCTCAATTTCTAATTGGTCAACTTGCTCTTGCTGTGAAAGCTCAGTAAGGCGCATCTCTTGAGCTTGTAGCTCATCGACATGATAGACCTTCGCCCTCAACGTCGCAGCACCGATTGACTTCTCAGCTCTGTATCTCCGCTCACCATTGATGATTTCATAATCACCATTACCTGTTGAACGGACGCTTATCTCTTCCAGAAGATCGACATTTTTAATCGACTCTGCAAGTTCCTTTAGTCTGTCCTCGTCAAAGGTCTTACGAGGATTGTCCTCTGATGGCTTTATCGAATCCATCGGGATTTCTAATAGTTCGTATTTTGTTGTCATTTTTCCTCACCTCAAGAACTTCATTTGTTGGTCCTTACGATTCACTTCCATTCGCAAGAACTCACACGTTTCGTTTGCTTTCTTTAGCGCGAGTTTTGCTTTCACCATTGCTTTGTAATGCACTTTTGACGTTTCTTTCCAGATGTCTATTTCACTGTTAAGGTGTTTGATTTCTGCGTCGTATTCAGTTGAGCAATCGGGGCACAGGTATTCTTTTGCCGTTTCCAATGTGACCCGCTCACAGCTGTCGCAGTCGTGAACATTCTCCATTCGTGCTTCGTTCATAGGTCATCAGCTAGTAAGTTTAGAACGTCTCGCGCTCTTTCGTGTGCTCCTTGACATTCTTCCCATGTCATCGTGTACTTGCCAGTGTTTACTTTCTGTACTTTCTCATTCTGTTTGGTCATTTTATTCTCCCCCTCATTAAGTTATTTAACTTGCAGCCCACCCAAAGAATAGAACAACAAGTCCCTTCTTTCCGACAAGATTGTGACTTTCTCTGTATTGCTTTGCTTCTTTACCTTTCAGAATTATGGCTCCACACTTACCCCACTTCTCTATGATTCCGTCCTTAATATTCATGTATTCCTTTACAACTTTCCACGTTTGTCTGCGAGGTTTTGGAGTAATTACTACAAATCCCTGGGTCGTGCTGATTGTTCCGTTGTAAGGATCGTGACCGCATCCCCACGTAGCTTCGTTGCATGCGTGAATGTATGCTTCTTCAACAGTCTTTCCGAAAGCCGTTGTTTCAAATTTGTGTGCTCCCATTATTTTCACCTCTCGCAGTTCCCTGCAATATACTAATATACTTAATAGTATTTATAAGTTGTTATTAAGTTATTATATCCTATCTATTGCTCTAAACCACTCTCCTCGAATCTTATAAATTTTAAATTGCTTATGCAATTGTCGCTCCATGTCGAAGTTCGGAATCCACATCGCGACGTATAACTCGAGCGGGCTCGCCATTTGTAAGTCGCGTATTCGTTTAGCTACGTTTAAAGCAGCGCCGATTTTGACATAAGGCCCGCCTTTCTGTGCTATCATATAGGTTCCTAATTCATTCGTCGCCATTCTCGTCTCCTAAATTAAAGTCGTGCCATTTATGAGCGTCCTTTACAGAGAGCCAACCTTTGTCGATAAACCACGCGATTTTTTTCGGAGACATAACTTGCCCCTTATACGTCATGTGGCCGGGATTGCAACAACGATAATTCCCGCAAAGCGCGAGCAACTTACGGCGATCCGGGACATAATCATAAGCGACATAAAAGAGGTACCTTCTTATTTGAATCCAAATTCCGCCGTCGCCGTCGTTCATAGTTCGGTCGAGATAGATCTGACCGTTGTCCGTCTCATCTTTCAAAGTCCAACAACGCGGTACAAAACATTCGAGAGTCCTATCTCGAATATCTTTTTGAAGTCTATGTCTCGTTACTTCGGAGTCCTTGACAGCGAATGTTCTTGCCATGATTGAGGACTATATGAGCACAACACTATTTAACAGTATCTTAAAATAACAACATAATAAAATCTGTAAGTGAGCGCGAAGTTAAAAAAAGAATCTCAAGAAGTTTAACCTCGTCCGACAATATAGACGACTAAAATAGTCGATATTAATAAACGCCTAAAAAAAGTTGCGTGTATCTGTTTCTTTTATGGTTATATATCCTTTCCGTATCTTGAGACATATCTTTTGAGAGTGTTTTGACTTTTCCTTTTTTTCTTTGGAGAATTGACTAAGATTTTGTTATCTCGTTATTATGTTATTTACAATTCAAAAAGTACGCTTGAGCATCAGCGTTCATGCAAACCGGCTTCTTGACCTCATAATAATAAAGTCTCAAGAACTCACGGGCATAGTCGTTCTCAATAGTATCAATATCAACGGTAATTTCAATCAAAGCGTCAACACACACGGCCACAAGAGAGGCATGGTGTGAGACGTGCGGGACATAAACTAATTTCTCGGCGTCCTCCTCGGCTTCTTGCCATTCGTCCGACGTTGAATCAATCTTCTCCGGGTCGAATCCTCTATCCTCAAGGATTCTTTTAGTTACTTCGCAAACAGTCGATTCGACGGATTCACACTCAGCGCCCGCCGTCCCCGGCAACTTTGAGCCCGTGATCTCTTTCTCCATCTTGGTAAGCCGCATGTAGATTCTCCGACATGTGGCCTCGTCCTCTTGGGTTTTTACAAGTGACCCAAAATTCGGCGTTGCCATAAGCTTTAATCCTTATTTTGATCCCTTCAAATGACAAAGAAAATAGAGGTCGAGCCGACATGCGACCCGCCTCAATCGTTCTAACTCCACACGATAGGCTCGTTTGTTACGAATCTCAATATGGTATTTAGGAAGAAGAAGTAAAATACCATAAACTGAGCAAGAAGTATAGGGTCAACTACTTTCCCAAAGAAAATAGAATACCCGAACACAATTGCTGATAACAAGTTCGCCCAAAACGTTTTAGACTTAAGGATGTTCTTTCCTGTGCCTAGGTCATCTCCACTCATGCTTATCACCTCCTTTTAAACGAGTCCAAAAACCCGCAATAGTATCAATAGAATAACTATTACGACCACTACATACACTAAGTTATCTACGTTCATGTTGACCTCCTTTTTAAAACCCAAATCTAATACTTACGACTGTTATTATTAAACCCGCAATAATAGTCCCCATAATCGCAATAAGCCAACGTTGAAATGTGTCTCTATCGCTTGCTGTCTGTTTTAGAGAGTTAATAGTCACCGCTTCAATTTTTTCATCATATTGATCGCAAATACGTTCTATTTCATTTGAGTGGGCTGTATGTAGTTTATCAATCTGTAGCTTTAGCCCGTCTAATTTATCATTAACGGATACTGAAAGGTTATTAAATGATATAACCATGCTTGAGATCTCACCGTTTTGTCTTTTTTGCCAGTTTGCTATTCCGGTTATTTCTACCCCCTGCCGCACCGATTCATCCCTGCTTTCTCGCGCTACCAATTGTGATTCGTGAGCGGTTTGTCGTATCTCCGCAATAGTTTTGTCAATAGCGTCTAATCGAACCTGTGCTTCTATTGTTGCATGCTCGTGATCCGTATGTTTTGGCGCTGCTTCTTGTTTAGGTGAATTCTCCGACAATTGCTTTTCCCTCCGAGCGTTTATCTCTACGTGTGCTTTCTTAAAAATTGTTTTATCCATGCTTCGCACTTCTTGCCTCGCTTTTTATACATTCACTACAATTGTCGTGTCTCCGACTATCTGAACAGCTCGTAAACCCCCGAGTTGTACGTGAACTTTACCCTCGGCGACAACGTTTTGAGCCAAGACCCGGGCGATTAATGTTTGCGTCGCTTGCGGATAGTATGTCAACGATAGGACTCTCCAATGGTCTGACTCGTCGGGGAGATTGATCTCAGCGATTGCAGCGTCATCGAATCCGAACAGAGGATCGGCCGCCGGGTCGATAATTTGGAATGCCGCTGTCCCCCCAAGATATGACTTTTTCATAGCGACCGAGATTGTGAACGCTTGGCCCTCGACGACCATGAACGGAGTATCATAATAGATCGGCAAGTCGGCATTTTGAACGACGAACTCCCAAGTCGGAAGCCCCGCGTACGTCTCGAGCGTTTGAATAAACGCATAGCCGCCCACGCACCAAACCCGGTGAGTGCTTTGCTCCCGGTTATGATCGTAAGAGTTATTACTATACCAAAGCATCTCGGAGGTTTGTATCGGGAGCCCCAAACTGAGCGGGTTCCCGAGCGTGAGTCTATGTGTGACCGCTTGATATTCGGAATCAAAGTCGACGACGTTATTGTCCAAAGTGCAATCGATATATTGATTTGCCCCGCCGTTGAACGATCCGAGGTTCGACCCTTGAATCATACAGCTCTTAAAGAGAGAACTCCGTATCTCTGAGAGACAAGCAGTTGCCATGTTTTGAATCGTGACGGCCTTTGCTTGTGCTCCGGCTGTATCGGATATTCCAACCTCACCTCCCAAGATCACGCATGTATCAAGGAATGCCTCTCCATGCATGTTGTCAATCGCAGCCCCATGCGTCGTATCAGTGAGCCCGCCGACGAACGTGCTGTTTGAGATTATGACGTTCCCGGTATTCCCATAGAACGCGGGCATGTAGTTCCCGTCTACTGTGCATGCGTTGAGTGTGTGATCGTCTTGTAAGGTATTCGCGACATGAAGCCCTCCCGTGATCCAAACGCCCTCGAGTGTGAAGACGCCGATCCTCGTCGCGAGGAGCGGGATATTCGCAGCGGCCGCGAGTGTTGCTTCGATCTTTATAGGCCGTGAGATATGAGCGACCGGGTCTCCCGCAAGACGCTCGTCCGTGAGTGCTTCTGTGAGCGTGACGACCTTCGTTGCTGTGTCATAACTAGCGACCGTATAACGTCCGACAGCCGCTTCGATAAACACTCCTTGGTCAATTCCCGCTCCAATAATAATAGTGTCTCCGGCCGTGAGCGTGAGGTTGTCCGTCAGTGTAATAGTCGTCGAGAGAGTTGCTTGGTCAACTGCGAGCGTCGTTGAATTGATTGTGTCAAACCACCCATACATGTGACATACGCCGACGTCGATTAAGCCGCCCGGCGGAGCAGTCCCCAAACATCTTAAGAGCGCCCTATAATTCGCACCGATAGCGGGAGCCGAGATCGGATCGGTCGTTGAAGTCCCGACATAAAGAGCCCCCTCGCCCGAGACCTGTGTCGAGTCTTTTAGTGCGAGACAAGGGGAGAGTGTTGCCGGGTCGAGTTCGGGATGTCCGGTTGCCGGGGCGTTTGTGATAAATTTAAGCGTCCCGTGAACAACGAGACCATCAAGGCCGACGAAGTAAGTCGCTTGATCGACGTCAAAGTGAACCGTGTCGCCGAGAGCGATAGCGACAGCGTTCCCGTCGCCGGGGACTATGCCCCCCGCCCATGTAGTTGTCTTACTCCAAAGCATCTCGGCCCCGGAGCCTATCGACGCTATTCCATGATCGGACGCGACACGGGGATCGCATACGCTCGCTTCGCATTCGATCGTCGGGCCGGAGAACGTTGGATCGTAGTCAATAAACGGGTCGACGACTTCACTCTCTACGAGCGGTGCGATCGACGGGTCATCGTAAGTGTGATCCTCAATTCCCGTCCAATCTATGACCGGGGCCACGCTGACCTCGGTCGACTCGCAGTCGATACAAGTCACGTCAATAACTACGTCCGTCATGTTACCTCCTCCTCATGCGTCGTAACTTGAGCCGTTTGGAGCGACGCTTCCGCTGTGATTAAATCTTATATTGTTCGGCGCTGTGTTTGAACTTGCCGCTCTCCCGCACTTTATATTCGTCGACGTTGCGATCGACGCGGCTATCGCATGATTGTTCATGATCGAATTCTCATAGCAAGTCGTGTCGACATAGATCCCATAAGCCGTTTTATTCGCCATCCAGCTTTGAATCGTGTTCCCGGTTATGAAGTTATACGCGCAAAAGGTTCCGTATAGATAGATGTTTGAATACACATTATGCGCGTTCTGACCGTTGTTAATAACCGAGTTCCCATGAACCATCGCTTGCGTGACGTTAAAGCCTGTCGGGCCGACGAGTCGTATGCCGTCGTAATAGTTCTCACGGACGATATTATTGGCAACGTTTGTTAGGCTCGCACCCCAACTTGCATTCGCTCCCGCGAGTACGATCCCGTGGCCGTTCCCGAGGAATTGATTGTTTGAGATTATCATTGAGTTACCAGAGGATTGCATCCCGGTCGACGCGCAATCGTGAATCAAGCAACCCTCGACCCTATGCCCGTGAGAAGCCGATGCCGTCCCGGTCGTGTCTACATAGATGCCGCTCGCTCTAGCGTTAAATAGGTGACAATCTTTGACCCAAACGAGAGAGCCGTCATGGATCGAAATTAAGTCCGCATAGGGAACGACCGCCGGACAAGCTCCCGGCGATAACGATACTCCGTTCCCATATACATATAAGTCGCTAATTTTGATATTGCTTTGTGTGTTGCAGTATATTGCCGGATAGATGCTTGTTTGCGCTGCGAGTATCCTCGATCGAGTTCCGAGTCCTCTGAGATTGACGTTTGACAGAGGGAGGATTGAGCCCGATATATTGAAGTCGCCCTCACTGAGTTTGACCGTTCCGCCTCCATAAGTATAAGCGTCGGCGATAGCCGCATTTATTACGTCCTCGGCGTGAATGCTGCCATAAGGGACGACGTATTTGGTATTTGCCCGGATCAACGGAGAAGCGCCGTCGGAAGCGACGACAAATGTGTCCGATTGAACTCCTCCACCATTGACGAATAAGCGTTGATCGAGTATATCGTTCGCTGTGATCGAGGAGGCATTATACGCGACGTTGACTTGTGCGATCGGAAGTTGCCATTTGACCAAGTATTGTTGAACCAATACCCCGGGATATGTCGCCGGTTTTGGTAGCCCCGTTAAAGAGCCACTCCCGGCGGGCCACACAAGCCCGGGCGTTCCTGCGATGGTTTTTGCAGTTATTCCCGCATTCGTCCCCCATTTGCACTCGAGGACTATCAGATCCGCCCGCGTCCCTGCCGGGTTTGTGTTAGCTGCAATTGTTATCGGCTTTGAAGCGTCGTTTTTGTAATAGTGTCCTTGTATCCACGCGCTGCCGGAATCCAAAAGAACTTGAAGCCCCGTCCCGGCAGTTACTCGTAACTCGTTTACCTCATCTTGGAATGCAACCGCTATGACGCCCGTTCCGAGGACGTATCTCATTTGTGCGGCCCATGTGTCTTCCGACATAGTAGAGCCCGCCCCCGTTCCGAACGGGAATGATGTTTCTGTCATTTATTAACCTCCGTTAAGTTCTTTTTATGATCCCTCAATATCACTGTCAGCCCTTCCGGTTGCGTTGTCGGAACCGGATCGGTCGGCGGCAACGTTAAATCCTCATCCTTGTCGGGAACCGTGATCGGCGGAACCATCGACTCGGAATCGTTCGCGGGAATCAAACCGCCGCTCGCCATCTCGGGCTCCGTCGCTGGTATAGCTACTTTGCCCCCGACGTTTTGCCAACCTGTCCAAGCAGCCGATCCATAAGTGTGATACACGGAGCCCGTCGTTCCTATAACAAAGACGTGATATTCGGTCGCCGTTGCACAAGCTCCAATACCCGGCCCGTATGCAAGCGTCCCGCCCATCTCGAGCCAATCGCCCCATGCTCCGCCTGAATATTGTTTCATCCAAAGCTCGTCGTCCGTTCCCCGCACAAATACGGCGAGTTGACCACTCCCGAGCGTCGCGATCGCGGGAGAGGCCGCCGTCGTTCCTCCGATAGAGACCCAACCTGACCACGTTGTCCCGTTGGCCGTTGAATTATGCCAAACGTGGCTATCCGTCCCCGTTACGACGACGTCAATCCGTTCTCCACCCCATGAGCAAGCAGCCGGAGCAGTCCCTTCTTTGACAAGTCCGGTTATACTGACCCAAGAGCCCCAAGCGCCGCCGACATATCTCTTGTGATATACAACTCCGTTCGTCCCTCTAACAAAGACGCTCAATTGCCCCGATGCCGAGCTTGTCGCCGCACAATCCGAGGTAATTAATCCGCTGAGATCCTCCCAACCTGACCACTGTCCCGACGTATTGAATTTATGCCAAACGTGGCTATTGCTTCCTCCCGTGAAGACGTCCATGCGGCCACTCCCCCAAGAAGCAGCGCCCGGGCCGGTCATTGCTCCCGTTATACCGCCGATGCTCGTCCAATCATGCCATGATCCACTATACCAACTTCTAAACCATATTGCCGCGTCTGTCCCTCTTACAAAGACAGAGATGTCGCTCCCATTTGGAGAACACGCGGCCGGAGTCGAACCCGCAAAGTCTATCGCGGGGGAACCCGGAGCCGGGTTTGCTCCGAATTGCTGCCAAACCACTGTACAATCGTTGCCCCAATTGCCCGACGCACCCTTGGCGTTATAGTGATATGTCCCCGTCCCGGGAGCCTTTATCGAGGCTCTAAAGTTGCCCTTTGCGTCCGGTGTAACTGTTCCTATTGTTTGAAGCGATCCGTTTGGGGACTTCTGAACGATAGATATTCTTGTCGCGTCCGGTTTGTTGGGAACCCACCCCCCGGCGTTGTCGACCCATCCTTGTATCCCGCCGAGTTCGATAGGGACGGCGCTTGTTTGTGTGAATGTATAAAGTGACGGCGCTCCGACGATCCCGCACCATATATGTTTACAAGGACAATTCCCGGCCGTCCCGGGTGCGGGAGTTGGTGCGGGTGTGACCGGCGTTGTTCCGCCTCCTCCGCCGCCGCTCGAACCAATCCCGTGTCGGATTCCATAATGATTTATCAATCCTTGCATGACCTCATTGCATTTTCCTTTCAATGAAGACGTTATATCATAATTATAGCCGCACCAAAATAGAGCAGTATTAACTGCGAGACCGGCGTTGCGACAACGGTCAATAAATGCGATGTATGTTCCGCTCCCAATCCCTCTACTCGAGCACATCCAATCGCCTATCAATATCCCAAGCTCTTGCGATCCGGCGTTCTTGGCGGCTGCAATGCAATTATAAGCCGAATCCAAGACAAGCCCCCCGCCGTTGTTATACGTTTCAATATAGTCAACGTGCGACCCGTTCTTAGGATGAAGCCACGGGGACGCGTACATATCATATTGTTGCTCCGAGACGATCCCTCCATAATTACAATACCAAAGATAATTATTACAAACGCGAACGTTGTCTCCGCCTCGCCCTTCGCCCGCGACCATGTCCCAACCGTTCGATTTAATTGATTGCATATATCCCGCGTAGTGATCGCCGTTGCTGTAAGGCGGGTCGCCCGAGTCATTCCAAGGATTTAAAGTAGCATACTTAATCCCGGCATTCTTGATAAACGCCGGAGACGGATTATTGCCGTTATAAACAACTAAGCCGACCTCATCAAGACCTTTAGTCTTGAGCCAACCGACGTCGCTGACAATTCCTCCATGCGCTGCAATCCGTAACGGGCCTCCAACCATTCTTATCTCCTCAACTGTTTAACATTAGTTGCTTTATTAAATCGCCTTGCCGGTTCTGTCGTGTCATAACCCGGCTCATTTGTTTCTGTGTGAATGCCGCGACCGCCGAACCCGAACCGCCCGCGCCTCCGGGTATTGAATAATTGACGTTAGTCACTACTTGCTCGGTCGGCTCGTCGCCTATCATGATAACTACTTTAGACCCGACATTGAAGTCCCGAGGGAACCTCACTTGGTCGGTCTCTTGGAGCGAGATCGAGAGCGACGAATTATTCGCAGTCGTTAGCAATGTCATTTGATTTTGTGAGTCCATATAGGTCTTAATATCGTCCGCCGTTTCTCCTGCATTCCCTTGGGAGGCATTAATCCAACCCTCGAACCGGCCGAATTGAGCCATCGAAGCCAAATCAGCGGACGGGAAAAATCCTTTATGTGTAGTTTTGGCCGTAAATTTTCCGGTTTCATCCCTTAGCATTATGTAAGGCCCGACTCCGATAAGCATATTTGCATCGGGAAGCCCCAAGCTGAACTCATATTCCTTTAGGTTCCTAGCTTCTACGCTGAACACAAGGTCGTCGTTCTTGGTAAGGTCTTCCCCGATGAATACGTCAAAGACTAAATCTGTGTCGACTTGTGTAACTTGGAAGTTGAGCTGACCAATGATCGCGAGGCTTTGTATTTGCGACAGAAGATTCTCGCCCCTTACGTTTGACGTAACGGTATTGCCCCGGCCGAAGTTTGTCGGAACTACCAAATGAGGAATAGCCCGAGACCCGAACTTATCCACGCATGCCCCCGCTCCCGCATTATAATAAACAAGCTCTTTCATGACCGTCTCGGCTTTATCGACTCGGACGTCATAACCTAAGAACGCCGGGTCATCGACGATAGAGCTTCCCGTCCCGCTTTGTGTGATAGCCGTCCCGATCGGGTATGTCGACGAGAACACTGCTTTAAAGTTAAGCACGTTTTGAGGATAGTCGATTGTCGCTATGTTGGTCTTCCCGCCGGTTCCTAATTGAATCGTCGCCCCGGGGAGGAAGCCGCTCGCGTCTTTGACTGTCATCTTTGAGTCGCCCACTGCGATAACTTCGGTCGTTACTGTCGTCAATCCATCGGCGAGTCGCTTCTGTGCGAACCGATACATCCCGTCCTCGTAGATCATTCCTTCAACCTTGGGGTAACAGATACGGGTTTGCAGCCATGCGTTATCGCAGCCCCCGAATATGGTCGTCGTCCGGTTGCCCGCGAGATAATGAGGTTTAACGAGCATCACGGGGCCGCTCAAGATTTGCACGTTGTCGCGTCTGAACATGATCCCGCTCCCGAGCCCGAACGATCCGCCGTTCGCGTTGAGAGCCATAAAGTCGTCAGTGTGCATGTCGATTTGCCAGCTCGAGACCTCGTTTAATCTGAGCGTCGAGTCGAACTTGATTAGGTTACGGATCGCTCCCGCGTCCTCCAAGTTCTCATCTCTTATGATGATCTCGCAATTCGCGTCGACAAGTGATGATTCCGGCATGTCTTTTAGTCCTCTTATATTCCCTCAAATCGTTTTAAGAAGCTGAATTCGACTTGTGCTCCCTGCTCCCCGCCGTACATCTCGATTGATAGATCGTTCGGCCCGGGCTGCAACGCCCACATGTCGCGCATGGTTCTAATCATGTATTTGCGAGCGTTCGTCATAACAGCCGCGTCGCCGACCCCTATTGTCGCGACGACCGTCCATGCGGTCATGTCGATCGTTATTGATTCGTTCGACGCGAGAACATAATCCAATGCGAATGATTTGCCGGTCGTGAGATTCTTTAGTATCGGAGCCCGGCCCGGCCCGGCGAGTGTCCAAACCGGATAAGCGTCCTCGTCGCCGTCGTTGTAAACCGTCCATTCGCGATTGACTGAACCGCTCGAGAGTCTCCAAGGAGAGGAGAACCAAGGGTTCGCATCAAAGAACAATTGTGTCGGAAGCGTAAACTCTGTCGTATGTGTGACCTCATTCCCCGGGAGGTCATAGCAATACGGATCAAAGCATATTAATGTAAGCGGGACGTTGATAAATGTCGGGCTGTTCGTCCAATCGTCGACTATTTTATCAAAGCCCCCCCCATAGCGACAATAAAAGACCCTCGTCTCGCCTTGTTCGTTTGTGATCCAAAGCTCGAATGATGCCCGGGAGATAGAGCGCCGGAGTGCTTGCTTGTTCTCATCCCGGTCGGCCGCGTCCGTCCCGTGAATCCGAATCGGCATGTATATCTCACGGATCTCGATCTGCTCCTCTCGCAATTCCTCCCCGGCCATTCCGGGAACCGGGTCAGATGAATATTTGCGAGACATGCCATGATGCCCGTGTGCTCCCTTAAGGAGTTGATAATGTCCGTCATACGTGAGCCCCATCGGGTCGTCGGTGAGTGTCTTAAACCCGTATTCCTCTCCGTCGCTTGTCTTAATTACCCAAACTTCCGACATTAGAACCTCCCAAGGTGAGCATAATCTTCTAACTCCCGGAATCCTTTGAATACTTCGCGCTTTATATTCTCTGAATCGACCGTGATGTATGCGTTGTATTGATATGTCGCTCCGGCCGTCGTTCCGCCCGATCGTGCGGATGATCTTGGGAATGACATAGACGAACTATATGCCCCGCTAATAACTCCTCCGGTCGCAAATTGGTGCGTTGACAAAGCAGATCTGACCGCCGGATCGATGCCCCATTCATATCTCGCGGGAACGACCCATTCCCGCTCTCCACCTTCGCCTAATACCGCGAGCATGCCCCCCCGCTGAGCGTTGATAAGTCCTCCACTCGCTACTCGCGCAATGTCAAAGCCAAGTGGCCCGATCCCATAGTGTCCCGCGATATGGTCATTCCAAAAGCTCTTTAAAGCGTTGACGATTCCGTCGCCTATTGTGCTGAGTGCGCTTGATAACTTCCCGGGAATGTCTATCGACTGAATCGCATTCCATAGAGCCGTCCCGACTTGCCCCCAATTGATACTCAAGAACCAACCGAGAAGTCCGCCGAGAGCGCCGATTATTGCATTATAAAGTGTCCTCGCGACGCCGCCCCAATCAAGCCCCCGGAGCCAACCTATTATCCCGCCGACAGCGCCGGTTATTGCATTATAAAACGTTCTAGCGACGCCGCCCCAATCAAGCCCGATAAGCCAGCCAATTATCGCGCCTATCGCGCCTTTTAAAGCATTCCAAACAGTAGCAGCATAAGACGCCCAAGGGAGGCTTATCAGCCAACCGACTATCGCGCCTATCGCGCCTTTTAAAGCATTCCAAACAGTAGCAGCATAAGACGCCCAAGGGAGGCTTTGTAACCATGTAACAATCGTCCCGATCACCGTCTTAAGTGCATTCCAAACGGTCGTCGCATATTGAATCCACGGAAGGCTTTGTAACCATACGATTATTTTTCCAACCGCCCCGGTGAGAGCATTCCACACAGTCATCGCCCATTGAGCCCAAGGTTGTGAGACAAGCCAAGTGACGATCACTCCGAGAGCGGTCTTGATTGCTTCCCAAAGTTTGTTAGCGATCTCGCCCCAATTGACCTTCATGAGAGCAGCCGCAAGAGCCGTTGTGATCTTAAGAAATATAACGGGTAACGTCGCGACGAGTTTGACAAAGACGTTCCCAAGTTTGCCGAGTATATCCGGGGCCGCCTTCTCAACGCTTGTCGACAACGTCTTGCCCATGTCAAATTGTTTTGCAGCGTCCCCGGTCTTTTTGGCCGCATCGTCCGCCTTCTTTTTATCATCGCCTCCGCCGCCTCCACCAAATGCCCCGACAAGAGAATCAATGAGGCCCGTCACTATGCCGCCCCAATCCATGCCCATGACCTGATCGAGAAGGTTTGCGAACGCATCAAGAGCCCCGGCCAATATGCCGCCCCAATCGACCTTCTTGATTCCATCAAATAAACCGCCGATCATGTTGCCGACCGGCTTAAGGAAGTTCATTATTGACGTCCCGACTTCTGAGAAGATTTTAAGAATTGTGTCTCTCACGCCGCCCCAATTGATGTTCTTAATCATGTTCACCGCGTCGGTGAATCCCTTTTTGAGCATCTCGCCCGCTTCTCCCCATTTGCCGCCTAATAGGAGCCCGCCGAGTTTCATTATAAAGCCGAACAACTCTTGAACCTTAGCGACTGCTTGGCCTATCACGTCCCGGAATGTTGCGGACTGCGTATAAAGCAAAACAAATAAGCCGACGAGAGCAGCGACGGCGATTGTAATAGGATTAAGCATAACTCCCGCTAATCCTAACTCTCCTATAAATCCTCCAATTCCGGCGAGTATCCCTCCCTCTGCGAACAGTCCCGTTATTGCTCCAATAGCCGTTGTGATTGCGGGGAGCGCCATTCCGACAGCCATAAGGACGGGGCCAATTGCGGCCGCTATCATCCCGACGATAACAACGACCATTTGAATCGGAGCCGGGAGGTTGCCGAATGCTTCCGCTATCTTTGTGACTATGTCAATGATGGGCTTTGCCGCATCGACGATCATGCCGAGCGTGTTAAAGATGGCCGTCCCGAGCGGTTGGAATGCGACCTCGAGTTTATTGGTGAGTATCTTTAAGTTATCGCCGAACGTGAGTGTCTTCTTATATTGTGCATCGAGTCCGCCGGAGCCTTCTTTCATCGCTTTGGTGAGGGTTCCGATGTCTAACGCACCCGACCGAGCGGCCGTTGATAAGTTCGCGAATCCCTTTGCTCCCAACTCCTTATAGAGTTTAGTTGCTTCGGCCGACGTGTGCGTCCCGTTCTTGAGTTCCTCGCTTAATTGGCTAAATACTAATTTAGGAGATTTGCCCGCTTCTCCGGCCTCTTGCATGACCTTGCTTAGCGCCGAGATTGTCGCCTTACCCTTTGCTCCACTCATGTCGAGTTTAGCCATAAGCGCCGTCGTCTCAGTCATTGAGAAGCCCATCGTATTGAAGACCGGAGCGGCCGACAATACTGACGCCATTAAAGTATCAGTAGAATCCCCCGTCTTTTGAGCCGCGACATTTACCTCTCCAAGCATGCCCGGGATCTCGTCTCCCGAGACTCCGAACGCTGTAAATGCTTTCCCTAACGTCGTGACGTCGGCCGTGATGTCGGTTCCCGTGACCTTGGCGAACTCCTCAAAGGCGGTCGTAACTTGGGTCATCGACTCCCGGGTCGGAGCAATCCCATTATTTAGGGTCGTTAATATTGGTGAGATCTTACCAATTGCAGTTGCAGCGTCTCCGGCCGAGATCGGCATGCTCCCGAACACGTCTTTAAACGTGCCTTTGAGCGACACAAGTTGCGGCCCGGTCGCCCCGGTTGCCTTCTCGATTGTCTTAAACGCGCCTCCGACGTCGCTTGCGGACTTCATAGCAAACGCTCCAATCGCCATTAGTGGGGCGGTGACTCCGGCCGTCATAGCGCCCCCGGCCGCTGTCATGCTTCCGCCTATGCCCTTGATCTTGCTCTCAAAGTCGCCGGTTTGTTTGCCCGCGTCTGAAAAGCCCTTACTCAAGCCGCTTATATCAGCGCCGATTTTGACGATTATATCTGTAATTCCTGCCATGCTAGTCTCAACTCACCAATCGGGGAATTTCTCTCCCCATATTTTAGGATCTGCTTTTTTAATCTTGACCCCTTGCAGCATCACCGTGTCGCCCTCCAATCCGCCCGGCCCGAGAATTTGCTGCGCATGTTGCTCGGCGTCGATCCACTCCGGGGCGTCGCGAGGCATGTTGGGATTCCTCCCCCATTCCTCAAGAAGCCGCTTAGTGACTCGCTCGAGTTGCGGAACGCTCTCATCTATCGGACGAGATAGTTCAAAGCCTATTACATCTTGTTCGGTTCCCCTTCCGTTCCCGGCATAATCCGAATACCAAGGGAGAATGTCAGCGATCTCGACGACCTTCGAGGACTCGTCCATTCGGTTAACGTTGTACAGAGTCGCAATGATCTCGGCCCTTTTAATCGAGTCATGTTTTTGTCGTTCCTCCCAACCTCTATAAAGCTCGATAAATTGGAAGTATGTCAAGGCAAACAGTTCGATATGACTCAAGCATAAATGCCCGAGCCCGACGTTCTTAATTGCCTCGACGTCGAGCAGAGTTACTTTTTTCCTTCGCCCTCCTCGACTGTCTCAATGAACGGCTCTTGGTCTAACTCTTTTTGAACTGCCTCGGGCATGGCCCCCTCAAATGAAACGTTCAAAGCTTCTAAGATTGTGCTGAGGAGCACTCCAAGCTCTTGAATATCTAATATCCGATAAGCTAATTCAAGGCTCATTGAAGGGAATTGATCGGCCAAGCCGTGTTGAAGCATGACAGCGGTCTCGAGTATGCTGATCTTCCAAGGGAATTTCCTTAGACGCATCAGTATTTCAAAGACCGAGATGTCGCCTCCGACTTCCCGCCGTATATCTCGTTCAATGTTCCCGACTGCTTCCATCGAAAATTTGAGATAGACCGTCTTACGGTCGCGAGGTTGCAGTAGATTCTTTGAGACTGACTTTCTCAAGTCGATCTCGACTTCTCCTTTATGCGGATTTGCCGCCATGTCGATTCTTATTAAACTCCTTTTAATTCCTTACGTTCCGCAATACGGGACTCTAACGACCACGATTTCGAGGCCGGTCGTCTCGCCGCTGAACGTTATCTTTGCCCGGTTCGTTACCGCGTCGGCAAGCGTTCCGTATGTCGTATTCCATCGGGACGGCTCAAACGGCCCGAGGATCTTATACGTCGGCGTGACTGCTCCGGTTTGCTGATGTCCAACGACATTATGCTGTGTCGTGTACCCTTGGTCACACGCCCCGGAGACCATTGTCAAGACGGCCTCTGTCGCGTTTGTCTTGCGGACAATCACGATCTCCCGGCCGGTATTCTCGAATGTGATCCCGTATGTTATGTCATCCCCGGCGACCGTGTGCATCGTCATGTTGAGCCCGACGTGATCGTCGTCGGGAGTCCCGGGGATCGTATCGTGATACGTCGCCGTTTGAACCGGCAAATCTACTTCGGTTGCTACTACCATATTTTAAACCTCCTTAGTTCACGAACGGAACCTCAAGAATCAATACCTTGACATTGGTGATTCCGCCGGTTCCTCCAAAAGCAACCGGGATAGACGTTCCGAACTTGCTCAACGGGAACGGGCCATAAATCATGTTAGTGCTGGTCGCTGTCGAGACAAGCTTGTCGTGATCTGTCCCAAAGTTACAAGAGCCCTCTCCAAAGGTGACGGTCTTTGCGTTCGATCCGTCCGCATTGAGATGTACAAAGAGCGTCCTCCCGGTGTTCGGGAAGCTGTCTCCGGTCGTCCCGCCGGGAGCCACAGCCGCCGTTAAGTGAGCGGTCAAGTCGAGCCCCGCGAGTTCGCAAATGTGTGCTGTATGTACTACGGCTACCATGTGTTACTCACTCCTTAAGCGTAAACTATGTCTCCGCAACCGTCGACCGAGATAGTCATCTTTGTGATCGCTCTTTGTGGAGCGTCAGCATCCCAACCGACCATTGCATAGCCGTAATAACCGACGGCCGCACCGTTCGGTCTCCATGCGATTCTCCTTAGTTCAAGGCCGATAGGCATTGCTCGGAGAAGCACTTGTCCGGGGTCGTCAAGATCCCATTGACACTCGCCGCTCATGCTCCAATCGTAACCGACCGGAAGCGTCAAGCCTCCCGTTGAATCCTTGTTCGTCCCTTCTGCGCTCTTTGGTTTTATGCTAATCTTGCATGTCGTCTCGCCCCCTATCTTTGTCCAAGACGTAGTCCCGGACAAAGCGGCGTCTACATACAATCTAGTGTCCGTCCCGTTCTCAAAACTTGCGGGATAGCAACTTGTCATATATTATTCACCTCTTTTGTTTAGTTCTTACGACTCCCAAATGGAGAGTCAATCTGCTCTTACGGAATCCGATTTCTCTAAAGTCATCCTCCTCCGTAACTACGACATTGACTTTGAACAACAATCCAAAGTCTAACGGTTCTTGCATAACGGCGGCTCTCACCGACTGTTTAAGGAGATCCAACCGGAGACCTGTGTTGTCGCCCTTCGCGACGATACAAGTCACTCGCGCCGCTACATTGAACGGAGCAAATTCCGGCAAGGTTCCGACCATATTGACGGGGATCATAGCCATGCAATCTTTAACAAAGTCTTTTTCAATCGTTACTTGTGGGGTAACTGTGAGAGGCTCGTTAACGGAGATGCCCTCGGCCTCTAATCGCTGTTTTAAAACACGATATAGCGCCCACATATCGCTCTTAGGAGCTTCCTCTGTTATCGGCTCCAATGCTTCTGAGAGGTTCTCTTTAAAGTCCTCTAATTTATCTGAGAACGGAACATCGTTCTCAATCATAATTGAGGCTCCGACGACTTCGACCGCCCCTTTGACTGCTTTAACTGTCTTAATCTTTTTCTTGACCAATTCATCACCTCAATTGTTTAATTCTAAACATAAGGTCGAGCATCGTTCGCTCGAGATCGTCCTCCCAACCTGTTTCTTCCGCCCGCATGACTCGCGTCTCTCCACTCCCGAACCAAAATATAGTAACACAAAAGTCGCTTGCCGTATCGAATTGCAGTTCGCCCGCGTTGTATTTCGTTGAGAGTATCTCATAAACGACGTTAATTATCGCGCAATTGTCCAATGTTCCCCCATAGTCGGTATAAACGCCGACCTTGAGAACATAGTCCTCCTCAAATTTGTCCTTTGTTGACCCGTTATCCCATGTGCAATCCTCGAGGACGATATACGGCCGGGGATAGCCCTTCGGAACGGCCTCGAATACGGCGACTGTCTTCCCTTTATACCAAATCGCGTTGTCGAGCAGCCCACGAATAAAGATTCTTAATTCGTATTGCGGGTTTTTCTTTATCGTTCCTGTGACTGTCATAGGTTCACTCTCCCAAGAGCCGCCTCAACGGTGAGTCTCGCTATTACTTGTATTCCCGGAATAACCGCGTCGGTGATGTGTCTCGGCGGACTTCCTCGCTTCTTGATTGCCCGGGAGATTAGATATGCGCTCGCTTCGGGGGACACTTTAACGGTCTTGCCCGACTTTTTGTCCTGATACGAATACGGGTGCGCTATCGACCATCGTGCTATTGCTGCTTGCCCCTCCTTGCTAACGCCGTGAGGCGGAGTTCCCTCGTTGACCCAACCGAAGTACTTTTCTTTAGACCTGATATTCACAAATGGCATGTTCGCGCTTGCCTTCTCGACACTAATCCCGGTCATCATGTGCGACGTCCTCCGGGCGGGATAGCCACTCGGGGGGAGCGGCCCCGCGATCCGCTGTCTCAGTTTATTAGCCGCGTCGAATCCGAGCTTATTTAGATCGGTCGCGAGTTGTTGCTTGACCTTCGGGAGAGCTGAGTCGAATTGAGCCTTGAGCTTGTCCGCTCCGATGATACTTGCATCGACCAGCCGTTCTTTTGCTCCGGCCATTATCTATATGCCTCCGCAAGCGGGACGTCCTCGACGCATCCCAAGAGCATGTATAAGTGATTAAAGTTCGGGTCGACTATCGTCTTGATTCGTGCATAGTGATACTCGCCGTCGTCCCAATATTTGATTTGCATATCTTCCTTGATTCTGTTGTCGTATCTGACTTTTATCGCGTGTGTGAGTTTAATATTAGCTGCGAGAGCTATTATAATGTCGTCCGGCTTTGGTTCCCTGATCTCAGCGTCGACTCCGTGTCCGTCCGGCCCCGTTAGGTAGTCCTCAAAGTCGGGAGGAGTCCCGCCCGCGAGGTCGACCGTTCCCTTTTGTTGTTGGATTATGACCCGCTGATTCATCTTAGACCAGAGGTTCGCGAGGCCCGGCGATTGCTGAGTCCATTTCCATTTAGGCAAAACCATTATAGGTCACGCACCTCCAAGGCTAGATTTGAGATTAAGTCGACGGCGGCCGTCGGGAGCGAATAGTCCATGTTCTCCCGTTGTGCGTACCACTGTGCGACAGTGACCCGGATCGCTTGCCGTATCTGATGTGGGACGTCGTCAATCGTGTCCCCGTAACCCGCGACATAGCGTATCTTGTAAGCGCCCCGGTTGTAATAATTCCACGCGCCCCCTTCTTTTAGTGTTATCTCGGCCGGTTGCTGATCGTAGTTGACCGTATAATTCGCGCTGCTTTGTGCGTATGATGTCCCGGCTTGATCGGTCGCATATACCCCAAGGACTAATTGACAAGGCGGCCTCCATAGTTTGATCGGGTCGGGAAGCAGCTCATAAGCATACGTCGACATGCCCGCCGTCACGCCCGGCCTCAAGACCGGCGTCATGACCATCTCAAGGACTTGAGTCATAAAGGCCCGGCCCGTGAGTTCCTCGAGCATTGCCGTCGCAGCCCCGATTAAGTCCTCGACAAAGAGTCCCTCATCAGAGGTCGTCGTATATGCCGGGTTGGTCGTGTCGAGTCTAACGAATCGCATCATAGCCTCGGTCTCGACCGGATATTGTGTCGGCGCTTCTATTGTTTTAAGCGTGTATCTCATCGTAACCTCCCTTCATGCTGTTATCATCTTAGGCGTTATGAACATTCGTCCTCTCACGCCAATGTATTCTTTTGCATCGACTGTCGTTATTCGGGCCTCATGTCGGAATATAACCGGCGTGTCTAAGTCCTCGACCTCGGTGAGTTCCGTATCGACGGGTAAAAGATCAAATCGAACGAGTCCGCTATCCGGGCCGATAATCTCCAAGGCGTGAGGCGTCGTCTTTGTGATCTTCACTATTCCCTCACACGTCGCATTCCATTCGATCGTCACATCAGTCAGAGGGAACGGATCGCCGTTCTGTTTGTTAAAGCTCATCAATATGGAGCGAGTCGCCCCCTCCTCCATTGAAATATCAATTGCCGGAGTTCCCGATATAATAGCCGGAATCCCTGTCGAGGCTGAGACTTCGGCGGGAAGCGGGAGTCCTGTTTGAACTGAGATTGGTGCTGTCGGAGCAATGTCGCCCGCGACGGCTTCGATTGTCGTAGTTGTGATAGTCGAGCTTACGCGGCATAATTGACAAGGAGCAAGAATCTCGGCCTCTGATTCGGCGGAAGCTGGAATAGCCAAGTAGTCGGCGACCGTGAGCGGATAAACAACGTCGGCGGACGCTTCAATCCCGGCGACCACGGTCGTTATATCTGCATCAATCACGAGAGACGGATTAACCGACGTTGCTTCGCTCTCGACGACAGTCGTCTCTATGTATGTTCCTGCCGGTGCGTTTAATGCGGCCATAGACACACTCCCGGGGTGCGAATGCGCTATCTTAACGACTTGAGCATACGTGTCCATATCGAATGGCCCCAAGAACAGCTCTCCGGCTATACCCTCAACGGCCGCCGGAAGCGTTGCCGTATAAGAATCTGTATCGCACAACGTTGACACAGTGATAACGTCGGCGGTCAAGCTGTCGTTAAACAAATGACAAAATGTCGTCGGAACTATTGGGACACTGTCGCTGACGCTTACTGCATCATAAGTCGGGATGTATCCGTCCTCTGAAATATCTTGCGTCGGGAATGCCGCTGTCGTCATGTCGTCGGCTCCTTTAATATAGTGATCTCAAGATCTGATTCTGTGTCGTAATGAATTTCCGTCGCCCGGATTGGGGGACGAATAAACGCACAACGATTCGCCGGGATTGTCAAGACGTATTCGCTCTCACCGACAGTTAACGTATATTCATGCGGGGTCTCGTAACCGCTATTTTTTATACATATAATTTCGTTGCCCGCGTGTTCAAAAGTGTCGGCGGGCGGCATAATAGAATAGTTCGGAGTAAGCCCGTCTTGCTGCAAATATTGAGTTTGTATTCCCCCGATCGTAAGGACTGTCATAGTCACGTCGGCGGTTTGTGAGTGTATGATAGTAAGTGTCGGAGCGTACGAGTCAACATTGAACAGCCCTAAAATTAATTCGTCTCCCGGAGGAATCAAAACGGTTTGACAAGGCAAATCGCTAAGATAAAACACAATAACGTCATTGACGGCGGAATCGTTGTAAAGGTGAATGATAGTTCTCGCATCAACGGTTATATCATCAGTAATATTCACCGCTATATAAGTCGGTGTGGGGCCATCATAAGTGAGGATTGCGGGTATTGTGTCGGTCATCGTTTAACACACCTCCGAATATAGCGCGGCCTTCAATATCGAGATATGCAAATTTGTGTTATCATAAGTGATTGTTGGAAGAGACCCAAAAAGTGCGGCCGGGAACGGGCCTATAACAGTACCCCTATTTGGCGATAACGCGAGCTTATAATCTTCGTGGGTTAGTGTATCGGTTGATGTTACGGTTATCACGTGTGCTGCACAGTCCACTCCATAGCTTTTTAAAAGTATTAGTTCGTTGCCGGTGTTTACAAACGCATCTATCGGGGGGGTAAGGGGTGTATTATAAGAACCACTATGCATTACGCATTCACTAACACGGGAATATAATGGACTAAGTCCTGTTTCTCGCATATTTACCACGCCCTTCGTCCCTGCGCCGAACATACCAAGCGAATCGCTGAAATCGCATTGCGTTGTGACGGATGGGGCCCCCCCGTATGATTGATGTAATACATTGAACGGTTGCGTAGCCGCTTTTAAGTTATATATAAACGTCTGAGCGCGTTTCTTGCGCTCTTCATAGGAATAAAATGGACCTACAAGAGGGTTCCACGCATCTCCCCAATATGAAACGTAAGTATTATCATCGGTTTGCTGGTTTATTCCTAATTTTATATTAGGGAAGTTATCAATTACATAATTAAATGCAATAATCGCTGTACCAAGTTCATCCATAGCGAACGTTTCCCATACCAACTCATCGATAAGACCAAGCCGATAGTCGATGGTATGGTCATCATTTATAAAATAAGGCGTATTCTCCCACGCAATTTTAATATATTGCATAGACAATATTTTATCTGTGTGGTCGCGCAACCATTCGATGCCGTTATCGTAGCCATATTCCCATACGAACCCACTTATACGGTCATCTGCATCGGCGGTTGCCATACCGGCAAGCATAAAATCATAGTAGGAATACGGCGTGGCTTTTACTGTGCCGCCGTTCATATTAGTTTCGATTTCAAGCCACACTGGTAACCCTACATCAGCGTATCTTTGAATGGTCGGCTCAATCTCTGCAAGTGTTGGTGTTGCCGGTGCTCCAGTAGTCCCCAACGTGCAGGGCAGGATTGGTTCCCATCCTTCAATGCCAAAAAACGCTACTTCGGCATCAGTAAAAGCTTCAAACGTTCCTGCAGCAGCGAATATTCGCTTGGATGGATAGGTCATCTTTTTTGATTGCCTCACTTACCCGATATACATTAAGCGCGCGCCATAATCGGCTGTCGCGGATACTGCAACAAGCATTGGCAGTATTGAAAACATACCTATGGGCCAATCCTTGCGCCCACCAAATAGCGCGTGCGCGTTTCCTGTGATTTGCATGTAATAGCTGCAAAGTTTTGTCGAAGCCGAACCCCCACCCGCCGATGGTAAAAACCCATAATCAATCGTTGCGGTTGTCGCAATATCACCGGCATAATCACTAGAAGCATACAACGTAAGCGTTGTATCAACATAGGGCGCTGCGAATGTATCGCTTACGAAACCGTGGTCTGCTATCCATGGGTTATGGTCTGCTTTAATGTTTAGTCCGTCGATATGTTTATGGACGTTGCCATAGAAGTTTTCAATTCCACGATAACTAATCGCATGCGTGCCATCGCTTGTAACACCATATGAAGTATTCCCGTAAGATGCAGTAAGTCCGGTATTTTGAATCGTGGTATTAGTAAGTCCCTGCCCAAGTAACGCCGCCGAATTGAAACCACCATATTCAATAAGGATTAACAATTGAACCGCGCTTGTAGTTAGATAGTCGTTTATTTCCCACTTATCAGCTACACCTGCGCGTAATTGAGCGGCAATTCTAAACTGCGCTATGTTTATTGATGCTGTCGGCGCTACGTCCGATTTAGATTCTAATTTACCAGAGGGGGCATTAACAAACCCCTCATACGCGCCTAAGTAAATATCATTCTTAGTTACTGTATTGCGCGTAAATGCTGGGTGTATCTTAACCGCCTGAGGTCCAATGCCTAACCCCACGTCTATCGTCGTTGAAGCATTAGTTGTAACGAACCAATAATAAGTCGTTGTTCCCGCGTCATATTCCATATAATAATAGAACTTAGGGATCTGTACCATCGCCTGACCCATATTCGCTATGTCGGTATCGGTGTAACACCTATCACCATAATAAGCGGTTGGGGTGCCATCATCCCATAGGTTACAGCGACGCAATCCCCACGCGCCTCCCGACAGAGCATTAAAGTCAGCGCCCGCCGTTAATCCCGCTGCGGAAGCTACACGAGTACCGTTTCCATCAGTCTGCGTTGTTTTATTCCAACTTAACCCGTAAGCCGGGCCGCCTGTTACTGTTATTGTCATTTTAAACCTCCCCTGTTTGCGACGGTGTTATAAACAGCCGCCCTCTAATCGCTACGAACTCCTTTGCATCTAGATAGACCCGGGCCTCATGCCGATAGAGAACGGGCGTTCCGTATTCCGATTCATCCGGGAGAACCGTATCGTCTGGTAAGAATGTAAACGCGAAGTATCGTATTTCTCCCTCGACCGGCGTCCCGTATTGGATCGTCCCGTCTTCCGTTGTCTTTGTTATCTCCTCAACGTCATTATGCGTCGCATTCCACTCTATTGTTGCCCCGGTTACGTCCCTCGGAGTTCCGTCGGGCTTCTTGGTGTTTACCTTAACCGTAAGCGACGCCCGTTCGTCGATATGAATATCAAAGGTCGTCATTCGTAAGAGACCTCCATCTCAATTTCCTCCAATTCGATAACAGTCCCGCCGATGAATGCCGTCTCCACGATTGTCGCGTCGACTTCGATCTCCTCTAAGATCTCGCCGTCGGTCGTGATCCATTCGGGATTATTCACATGGCAATATGGGTCGACCACTTCGGACTCGCCCGCTTCGATAGTTGTTAAGTTGAGAACTTGCGATATGTGCGTCGGACAGAAGGGAGCAGTCGCCGCGATTGATTCAATGACGGCCGCATGAACCTCTGTGCTAAGTTGTGCGACGGGCATGTTGAGCGCCTCTGCTTCGACGATCGGGCCGAAGGGGATCACTACCTCATACATTCCCTCGATGTCAAGCCAAACCGTATCGGCGTCAGCTTCTACGACGGGAGCAAAGAAGTCCTCGCGACTCGCGTTGCTATAAACGCACCCCGATACGATAGTACAGTCAATCTGAGGTATTATGTCAAGGACGCTCGCATCAACACTCGCATGCTCATGGTGATGATCTGTTCCTATGTCGTTAAGGTTGACCGTCCCATCGACAGCGATAAATTCAGTCGGAGATTTGACGCCCGACTCTGACGTGATCGTCGTTGCATTGATCGTCACGTCGACGTTTGTGATCGTTGCGATCGGGACTGTAAGAGGTGAGGACGAGCAGCCCGCATAATTGCCTATCTCTATGAAGCTAACTCCATAATACATAGTCCCCGCGATCGCTGTTATGTTCTTAGAATAGTTGCCGCTCGAGTCAGTAGTTGCGGCTCCAACTGTGTGAGTCCATGGCCCGCTTTGCATTGAGGCGACCCATAAGTCAATAGATTGATTCGCGAACGCTACGCCATTTGCTCGCAATGTCCCGGAGAGTGTGAATGTCGCTCCAAGCGGAGGATTGGCATTAGAAGTTGCTAACGAGAGAGACGTCGGAATCTTTTGTCCATAGACTTTAATGACCGGGCTTATGCATGAATTGTAACCTGTTCCTCCATAGTATTCGACATACTCCCATTCGGTCGCGACGGCCGTTTGTGCATAGGAATAGTTGCCATTCGCGTCGGTGTTCGTCCAACCGTCGCCCGTCCATTGCCATGTCCCGCCATTGTCGAGGCTGTAAAATACCGTGAGCGGTTTGTATGCGAGCTTTGTTCCGCCCGTCGTTTGCAGTGTCCCAGAGACTACGTAATTCGCGCCGAGTATCGGGGTCAACGTGCTTGCGTTGCATGATATCGTCGTCGCTTGATTCGGATTCCAAAGCAAGTGATCTGTCGCCCAATTGCCCGAGTTATCCCAATTGATAATTTGATCGTATTCGCGTATGATCCAAAAGTAAACGTTCGCGTTGTAATTGTTTGCCGGGGAATTCCCGATCATGACGGTTTGGCCCGAATCATTAAACCAAGATGTCCCCGCTCCACTGCGACCAAACTCCATTTTGCTCGAGTCGCTCCAATGAACGGGGGCGTTGTTACCCCAACCGATATGACAGTGAACGTTCCCGAGTGACGCCGATTGCGGATTCGCGGGCATGTTCGCCGCGACTTGCAGATAATACACTTCCCCAATATTAAACGAGCCCGTCATCCAAGACCAAAAGCAGCCGCCGCCTCCCGCTATTGCCCTATAAAGCGTGAAGCGATAATATCCGCCGAACTTTTGCATCTCGAGCATGTAGCCGCCGTATGCTTTATCCCAAAGGTGAGCATAGGTCGCGTCCGCTCCGTTGCCAACTACATAAAAAGCAAGCTCCCAAGAGTGAATTAATTGGTTGTTATTGGCCGCACCCGCCGGGACAATAATATGATCGGCCGCTCCGAACGGGCCATAAGTTCCGTGGCCATTGCGAACCGCGTACATATTGCGGTTTGCTTGTCCGTTATAACCCGAACCGCCCGAGCCGTGATTCGTTACGGTCGCGCTATTCTCTGCGAACGTATAGATAGCAAATTGGCTCAAGTCTTACGGCCCTCCGCTTAACAAAAGCGATTAGACCTTAAATCTAAATACGCCGTGTGCGTCAAATACGACCGTCAAGGTTCCCGCCGTGACGCTCTTATCGCCTCCAAAGTCAAGCCAACATACGACCGGGTCGTTCGTTGCGGTGTCGTCCCAAATGACCGAGCCATCGGTGATGAATGTTGCAGTCGTCCAAGCAGCCGGATCGGCCGAATCGCATTTGATATAGTCGTAAGTATCGGACTCATAAGCCGGTGTGACCTGCGCGATTGTCTTGCCTTTGGTCGCGTAACCGTTGCCATTCGCGACTTCCATTGCAGCCGCGATCGTTGCATAACTTGTGTCCGTGTAAGTCGGTGCGTATGCGGTCTTTGATAGAGCCGCGTAAAAACTATCTCCGGCTGAGATCCAACCGATTCGCTCCGTTCCGTGTCCGAGTAGTCGGATCACGCCCCCTCTATACATAGCTCCCGTCATAATGTTACTCCTCCTATTATCTCACGTCTTGGAATTGCCCTTCTGTGTCCCGGGCAACCGTTGTCAAATGTTCCCTCGTTCTCGTCAATCCAAAGTCCCGAGAGCAAACACTTAACGCGCAATACTCCCGGCTCCGGTTTTTGCAAGAATCTCGCACTCCTGCAAGTCCCGCAATTATGAAACTCCCAAGGCAACGGGTAAACATTATTCTTGATCTTGACCTTTGGGTCAAAGACCTCGAACTCTACCTCGTATTTCTTGCCCCGTTCCTCGGACTTAATGAACTGTGTCTCGGTCATTTATTGGCGATTCTCTAAGGCGCTCTATATGTGATAATCACGTCCGCCTCGCCGGTCGTTGTCGTTCCTAAAGAACCGAGCGTCGCATTGACGATCGTTGCAGCCGCACAATAATAGACGTGCTTGTGCGTTGCATAGAGAAGGTCGCCCAAATCGGCCTCATCTTCTCCGTTTACCGCTGCGAGTGTCTTGGTTATTGAAGCGTCGGGAAGCATGCCATCGGTGTTCGTTGCTATTCCGATATTAACGGTCGCCGTCCCGTTGATTGCTTCCGTTACTACGAGAAGGCAATGCTCGATAATGGTTCCCGCTGAGAACGTCGCGATCGGCTGCGTTGTGCCTCCGTCGTGCGTGATATGTGTCGTTACTGCATTAGACGTTCCGATGATTCGCACCGGGACGCCGTAAGTTATAGGATCAACGTCGGTCAATCTGCCATCACCACCCTATCATATAGAATAAAAACGTCGGCCGTTCCCGTTGTCGTACCCGTTCCCGCCGCTGTGTACGCATTATAAACCGTATCGGCCGCGAGATATTTCTTTCTCGGATGTCCGTATGTCGTGACGATTGGGGAAGCCGTGACTGTATAATCCCCCGCCGTCGTTGCCTGTGTATGCGAGGCCATAGCGTGTGTCCCAGAGTCAACGGTCAACGCGCTTAACGCCCAATCGCTTGCCGTCGTCGTTTGTGCTATTGCTGTTTGAACTCCCGGAACCCATAGTTCGACTCCATAAGTCGCCGGGTCTTCTCCGCTTATTGAATTGAGTGATCTCGCTATGCTTGCAGTCGGAAGTAGCGAATCATGATCGCCAGCCACCCCAATATCAATAGAGGGAGTTGTACCATTGTAAGCTTCCGTGATTGATACGATACATCCTTTTATGAGAGCCCCCGCCGGAATCGTCCCGATCGGTGTTGTTACTGTCGTGTGTCCTATCGCAGCATAAGCGACCATGTTCCGCACATGCTGAGTGAGGACTCCCGGAGCGATCTTATCGCTTGTGACCGCGTCATCTTGAATCTTTGCCGTTATCACTGAGTCGGTCGCGAGTTTGACCGCCGTTATACAAGCGTCAAATATCTGCTCTGTGTCAATTACATTAGCCGCGAAGCTTGACCTCTCGTTCCCTGATGCGTCCGCCATGTTCTTGCCTCCTTACTTCTTACGTTTAGGAGACCGGATCATCTTGTCTTTGATAGGCTTCTCAACGGCCTTTTTCTCCTCGACCTTGACCTCGGGTTCCTCGACTTCTTTCATGTATGCGTCCTTGGCAATTCCCGCCGCTATTAGTTGAGCCGCAAGAACTTCCTCAAAGTATTGGCTTGCCCCTTTATGATAGCCGCTGTATTCTTGGCAAAATGTTATAAGTTGCATTATATCGCGCCCCTTATTGGAAGTCGTTGCCGTGATGCTTGATCGTCGGCCCCGAACTTGTCCCGGCTGTATTTATGCCGCCCATAGTGAGCAGTTCTTGTACTGCTTGCTCGATCGTTACGGTTACAGCGTCTTGATTTAATCGCATAGCGATGTATGCGGCCATTTGAACGCCGGTCGTCTCGACTGTTATAGTCCATGTTGTTGTCGACATGCTTCACCTCCAAAAATAAAGGAGTGGAGAGTTTGTTGCTCTCCTTACGCCGTCGTCATGGTATTTGTACCAAGCGTTGACGTCGGTTCCTCTCTCGCTGCTTCGAGAACCATTAATATGATCCCCGTTAATCCATCGGTTCCCGAACCGGCTGTCGCTAATATATCGACTCCGATCCATCGGTCAATATGTTGGTCGGCGAAGTCAACGTATGACTCAAGAATAACCGTTCCTCCCGAGCCCGCGTGACCCGTGTTTACAGCCGTTCCCTTGGCCGTTATTGTCGTTGCGGCTCCGGTTGCGAGTGCATTAGTCGGCCCCGTGTTGACAGTCATTTGAACGTCAAGCGCGATCGTCCCGGTATGCGCTCCGTAATAGATGATCTTAGCGCCCGAATACTTCTTGTCGAGGCCGAGGTCGAACGGAGTGCTTGAGTGTGTGACTGTTCCGCCGATCGTAAGCGCCGTTGACGCTCCGATTAGCTTGGTCACTGTATTCTTTAAACAATTCCTTTTCCACGTCATTCTTTAGACCTCCTATGCTAACGTTGTCATGGTCGCGTTAAGGGGCGGCTCCTCTCGAGCGTTGTAGAATTGAAGCAGTGTCGGCCCTATGCATGTGTCGGTGCTTGTCCCGAGATAATGCACATAGACCTTAATATTCGCTCCGATTCTAACATCGTTCATGCTGCAAGAGACTTCGGCAACGCCGTTCCCGGTCGTCGCGATATAACCATGCCCCGCATCCGTTCCGACTACTGACGTCGCGACCGCTTGATATGCGGACGCTGCTCCCGTGTCGCTTTGAATCTCTATCGTGACGGACTTAGTTCCGCCCGCTCCGGCTGCGACAAACGGGAATATTGCCTTGACCTCATTGAACTCCTTATGAACTCCGACCGTCAAGGCCGGACTCAAGTTCGCATGCGTCGCGTTCGCTGTCAGCGTTTGTGCAACGTCAATAACCTTCGTAACCACGTTTTGTAAGACGTTTGATTTGCCCATGTTGCTATACCTCCTCTAAAAATAAAGGAGAGTGGAGCTTAATTATGCCCCGCCCCATGTGCATCCGGTTAACGCTGCGGCTGCTCCAGCATGTCTCATGCCAAAGTCGTGCATGCTGATTGCCCGAACGATTGTCTCGTCTCTCGAGAACGAACTTACGACCGCTCCCGTTGAGTCCGAATATGCGGCTGTGTCGCTTGCGTCGATCCTTAGCGTCATAGCGTCGCCGATAATCAGCTCGGGGAACTCTGCAAGATAGACTCTCGACTGTGTCGGAGGCCCGGCCGCATCAATAGTGATAGCGGTTGTCGTTGCTATTGGGTAGCCCCAAAAGACGCCCTTCTGTGCCTCGGGGAATGCAAGAGCCCCGGTCGCTTCTCTGACAGTTGATAGCCAATTCTTAACGCTCGGTCTCATGATCCAACCGCGCTTTGTATCGGGGACGTTAGCGTTGTCGAGAAGGTTAATCATCCTCCCCGCGTCCGTCGTTGCGGTCACGGCTGTCGGCGTTGCTGTCATTGCGATAGCGTTAGCCGCTGTCATTTGGTTCCTTAGACCGACCGGCGTTGCAAGAGTCCCGTCACCTTCCATAAAGGCGAGGTCTTCTCTGAGAGCCATTCGCAAGACGAGGTCTTGTCGAACGATTTGATCGGCGTTTGCGGTCGCGAACTTTAAGAGATCGTTGCTGATTGGTACTTGAGCCGCGAGTTTGTGGCCTTGGAGATTGATTTGTCCAAAGGTCTCTTGACTCGAAGTGATGCTCGTCCCCTCACTGATGTAAGCGGCCGTTGCTCCCCCGGTCATTCGCGGGATCGTGAGTTGTCCGTTGACCAATTGCATAACGCGGCAACCCATCTTTCTCATGACTGTCGTTGCAGAGAGTAGCTCTATAACCTCGGGACTTAGAACCTCCGGGACTAAAAAGCCTCCCGCTGTGTCGGTTGTCGTGTTGAGAGCCTTGACAATTTTAGACTTCTCACCGTATTTTCTGCTCGCCCACTTAGCGGCGTCGCTTGGTGAGCCCTTGTTCGCTGCGAGAGCAATGATTAAACCTCCAATAGGATCAATCTTCTCCCCAACATTCGCCTCTCGATATTTCTGTTCGTCGGCCAACATACTTCGCAACGCGAGATTTTGCTGCTTCGTTGCGTCCTTGACCGCCTCCTTAACATCTTTGCCCGTGTCCTCTAAGATCTTTTCTTTGATCTGAGCCCGGGTCAGTTTTATCTCGGCCATATACTAAACCTCCTTTAGGTTGGTTCCTCGCGTTGCGTTGCGAGGTCGCTTTGATTATCGTCCGTCTCTAATTCCTCCTTAACCTCATCCCTAACTTGAGTGATATAGGCTTGGAGTTCCTCGTCATAGACCGTCTCGTCGATAATATAGATGTCCTCGTCGGGATTCTCAGATTGAACCTCGGCGGGTTTTGGTGTGAGTGTCACTTCTTGTTCCTCCTCCTCAACTACTTCCTCCGCTAACTCGGCCTCATTCTTTAGATATGAAGCTTCATGGCCAAGCGGGAAGCTCACTGTAAACATTGACTTAGGTTCTTGTGCGGGTGGAGTGGGCGGCGTTGTCGGTGCGGTTGGTTCTGATTGCCCTCCGCTGTTTACCTTGCCGAGAACGTCATTAACCTTCTTGACGCCCGCGTTAATCTGTGCAACTCCGTCCTTGAGATCCGTCTCGTTTTTACCCGAGAGGACTCGGCCCTCTTTTATGATTATTGCTTTAATCTGCTCGACAAATCTGTCGTCCGCTACTGTATGTTTTAACTCCATAGAATCCTCCTCGAGTGATTTATTCCAAGGTGCGTCGAGTTGAAACTCGGCATAATGCTTCTCTAAGTGTGACTTAACTCCGGCCTCATCTCCGGCCGGTATATTGACTCCACCTCGAGCCCCCGTGAGTGCGTTGCCCGCCCCGATCAAACCTTGTCGAACGAGTGCGTAGCCTTGCTGTTTGTGATGCGGGAGTTTGAAGTCGCCCTTTGTGAGGTCGGCCGTTGCCTTGCTCGAGTCGAACCACGTACACATAACCTTTAAATCGTCAATGCTTGCGGCTGCGACTTCGGCCGGGCCTTGCCATGCTTCACCTTCGGGAGCCTTGGGCGTTTGTTTGTAAGGTATAACTCCCTTCGTTAATCGGGGACATTCGCCCTCTTTACACTGCTCGAGAACGTCGGCCGCGACCCGTCTCAACTGCGCTTTAGCGACCGAATCATAATTGCGGTCGACGAGTGCTTGTGGGTTTGCGGGAACGGGGACGGCCGAGAACTCAAGCAAGTCCCACTTGACGAAGCGTGTCCCGTTATTCGGAACCATGCCAAGTAATTCGGAAGGGGTCTTCTCTCCTTTCTCCTCAATGGGTTCCCACTCCAAAGGATCGAAGCCAATAGAGACCGCGTTCAAAAAGCCGGTCACATACATACGCCGAACCATAGATCCACGTATGCCCGTGTAAGAGTCATGATAATTTGAATCGGGTTGAAAGACTACACGCGCTTTGATAGCGTTAAAGTCTTGCTCTTGTCCGTCCTTAACTGCCTTGATCTTGGTCGCGAACATCTCGACTGATTTCCCGACGGGTAGTTCCTCATATTGGTGAGCCCATTGCATGACAGCGTTCTTGCTGTAATTCTCAACGACTGCTCCGGCCGGGTCAACGATGTCCTTGTCTCTGTCAGTGACGTCCGTTGTTATGGTGAACGTAAGTGGAGCGTTGTCATTATTAGGATCGCCCTCGACCTCAACGTCGCTGACTTTATAGACCTTGTATATTGGAGTCCCGTGTTTAACGTCCTTGCTCTCTGTCATTTAGTTCAACTCCCTCCCTATAATCGTAAGAATACGTCCCTCGATATGGGTACGTCATAAGCGCCTTGAACATCTCGCGCCAAGCCTCCCTCTGTTCCTCGGGCGTTGTGTCAATTATGTAGTCGACCATTAGCCCCTCCTTATGCGTATGATAGCGCCTCGCCCCGTCCTGATTCTCCGGCCCTTCTTTTTGTAACTTGCCGCTGTCGGGGGCATGAGTGGTTGCATTGGTGCTTGTGTTGGCTCGGTTGGCATTTGTTCGGGCGGCGTTCCTTGACCCGGTTCGGTTGGTGCGGGTGCGTTCGGATTTGGTTCGATCGTCTCGCCCGGTATAGGTGCGAGGTTTGGTTCCTCGTCTCCCTCGTCGATAGATGTCATAGTAAGATTAAGAGGCATAGGGATCTTCTCGCCCAAGCCGTTCGGGAACGCTTCTTGTCCAGCCAACTCACGCACCTCGTCAACGAGGAATGCGTACGGAGCCGCTTGCATAATCTTAAGATTGTATTCCTTGTCTTCTTGAATCGGACTGATATAATCAAGCTCAATAAGGCCCGTGTCGTCAAACTTGGGGACGATTTGCTTTTGATACGCCTCACGCATTTGTCGCAATATAGGGTCGAGCGTGTATCTCGCAAAAAACAAGTCCGCTGCTTCAATGGTTGCTCGATTTGAGTTCTGTAAAATGCCGATGATCTCGGGAGGAATCCCAAAGACCTGAATGATTGTGTCTCGTTCGTATTTCCTTAACTCGATGAATTGCATTGATTGGAAGTCTTGCTTAAACTCACGGATGTCGACTTGTTCTGACATGAAGTGAGGCTTAAACGCATTCCAAAAACCGCTTTGCTTCTCTTTCCATTCCTCCTCAATCTTCTTTGTCTTCTCGGGGTTGAGGCCGCGTCCTGTGATTAGTACATCGGGTCTTGCTTGGTTCTCAAAGAATGCCCGTATTGTTTTTGCTGCTTCCTCATCGGTCGATAGTTCGTCGTCTAACGCTTGCGCAATACCCGAGCCTCGAGCATAAGGAGCAGTTGGGTCGGGGTCTAATAACCAAAGCATCTCATCAACGGGGATCTCATGTTGTCCCGTTGAGAGTGACATAATAAAAAAGGGTTCATCGGGAGTCGGGAGTTTGGTGATAGTTGTCGGATTAACGGGCCATATCTGTCGGCCCTCTGAGTTGTCGTCCCATATACCAAACGCTTCTCCGGCTGTCTTTAAGTGAACAGCCCATATAAATTGAATAGTTTGCCAAGAGAAATAAGGATGCGGTTGTTCAAAGAACATCTCGAGCGGGTGCTTCTGATTAATGATGTCCTCGACCGGGACGAGTTGTTCCGTCTCGGGGTCTTGCGTCAATGCCAGCCATTCAACGGCTGAGACTGAGGACGCTATCTTGTTAATGCCCGCTCTATACCAAGGAAGTGAGTTATAAGCCGCTAAGAATTCGGGAACTCCACGCTTAACGCTACCCGCTTGACGTTGTGCTCCTAAGAACTCAGAGAAAAAAGAACCGCCTTGTCTTGAGCCCCGCCCGGCGGGTATAGGGACAGCCTTCCTGATACGGGATATAAGAGATTGCTTGTTATTAGGAGTCCGTAAGTTAGGCACATATAAAATAGGAGGACGATATAAGTTAAAGTTTTATCAATCTTCTAAGGAAAATATTTTAGTTAAACGTAAAAATAGTATAGATTAAGCGTAAAGGAGGCCGAGAGGAAAATGGTTAAACATCCCGGCCCGTGTTGACGGAGGCATAGGAGCATGTGAAAACGCCCGGGGTGTGCGGGAGGAAGTCGGTGAAATTAACCACGATTTAAAAGCCGCTCCCGTTTCATGTCCTATGCCCCCCAATCATGTGTCGAGAAATAGCCTAACTCGACAAGCCTTAATGATCGTTATATCTTAAAGAGTTAACGCCCATTGAAAGACGGCCGCTAATAAGAGACTTCCGCTTGCGACCATGCCCGCTATTATTACGGGGCCGAACATACTTTCTGCGACGCTCATATTGCGCTCGTCCTCGGGATCAACCATCTTGTCAATGATGTCTTTGTCTTGCTTGAGTTGAAGGTATGTTGCGGCCGATCCTTTTGGTAGCCACACTCCACCTAGTTTGAGATCATGCGCTGATTCAAGCTTGTGTTGTGCTTCCTCCTTTGATTTGGCGTCTTTAAAAGTGAGATAAAGTTGCGCTCGACTTCCCTTGAGATAACCTTCGTCATCGAGCACGTTCCCATAAGCGTCTCGTTTAGGCTGCTTATAAATCGAGGGGGGGACTCCACAGTTTACACTTAAACAAGATCCGCCTTGCGGGGGATTCTCACTCCATTCCCTATAATGCTGCTCCTCGAGTATATGGTCTTGGAATAGTCTATCGCTTGGCTTGCTATATCTCCGCCCATAGATTAGACGCCTAAAGAATCGCCTCATGCTTTGTGACCCCTTTTTGTGTAGCCTTCCAATCGACCCTATTCTTTTTCCTTAGTTCTCTACGCTTCTCCTCGTCCTTATCCCTTGATCTCTTGCCTCTGTCTCGACACTCTTGGCATGTCTTGTATGCGTCGGCTGGCTTCTTGTGTCCGCAACGTGAACACTTGGTTCGAGGGATCTCGAGCCGCTCATCCTTGGCTCCCTTGGCTACGTTGCCCCGTATGTTGCAGAGATACGACGCTTCGTATTGTGCATGTAAGTCGGGATGCATGTAAACCGCTTGACGTCCCGAGCCAACATAGCACGTCTCGCACTTGTTGGGACACTTACAAAAGAAGCCGATTAAGTCGCGGTCTTTATTCCACTTGGTTGCTGGTCTATCGTCCCCGTATTTGCAGCCTTTGATTAAGTCGTATGAGTATTCACTATTGCATCGTTTCATTCTTTGTCTCCGCTTAAGCAACTAATGAGTCCCGATAGTTCCTTTAAATGGAATGCTGACGCTATGTCCGGGTCAACGTCCTCGAGGATATAGGCGAACCCTCCACAATACGGGAACTCCTTTAGTTCTTGGCATTGATGCATGCCGTTCTTAAACTCGACTTCGTTATTACAAGCCGGGCAAATAGCCGTTCGTATCTTATCGCTCATAACTTCCTCAACTCCTCAATCATCTTTGTGGCCGCGTCCCAATCCTTAAAGACGATAGTCCCGTGAGGCATAGACATATTGTTCATTATTATATCTGACAGATACGCGACTGTTTCTCCTTTGTATTCGAGCGGGATCGCCGTTCGCTTTATCGTTACGGTCATTCGTTGACCTCGTATTGCCTCTCTATGCGCGGTCGCCATTCCTTGCCCGTTGCCTTGCTCTTAAGATAGTCGTATGCCTCGAACGTGCTAAGTATCACTATAAATACAACGAACATCATGTCGCCTATTTCGTTGTCAATCCTTCGCTTTATGTTCATGTTCCTCACCGTGTCCTTTTCGCGTTGTTCTAATATCTGTGTCGTATTGTACAAATCACTCGCTTATGATTCGTGTTTTGTGTTAATATTTGATAGGTTCGGCCGATGTCACCAATTCAATGTCTTC